GTCAGCCAATTATATGAAATCTGGAAGCGAGGACGGTCGGAAGCCATCAACGATTTGATCGATAACGAAGTCGAATCAAGAATGAGCGATGACGACACGCTGCAGGAATACGCGGAGATGGAATGGGACAACATGGACGATGATGCGATGCTGCAAGCCGCAAAAGATCATGGACATGCGGAAGAGTATTCAGAGCAGTCAAGCACCATCAGTTCACCGGAACTTCGAGAACTTGGAATCGAAGACGCCGCGTCATTCGTAGGCGCACCAGATGGGTCAACTGTGACCGTCGACGGGACTACGATCAACGTCGAAGGTCGCGGCGATCTGTACATGAAGCGAGAAATCAGCCAAGGGTCGATCTATTCATCCAATTTTAATGCCGGTTCACGTTACAAGGGCGAGGGGGCGCAGATCTTCGCGCAGATGGTGCGACAGGCCAGAGAAGCCGGATTCATGGATATCTCAGTAACGGCCGCAGGCGAACTGGGTGGCGGCATGAATGGCTACTACACGTGGCCGCTTGTGGGATACGAAGCGGACATCGACGACGTCAGCGAACGCAACGCAATTCGACAGAACTTTCCGGGAGTCGAAACCATGCAGGATCTGTTCGATACGCCAGGCGGTCGAGACTGGTGGTTCGTGAACGGCAGCACTCTTTCGATGGATTTCGATCTGAGTGACGGGTCGCGGAATATGAAAGTGCTCGAACGGTATATGAACGAAAAGGCCAACAAGTAAGAAAACCATTGCTGGCATTTCTCCAACAAGAAAACTCAACTCAGAAAGCAATAATATGTCCGGCAATGAATCTTTCGCCAGTTCGTTCTTTCGACAGGCGCAATCACTCAAGGCGATTGGCAAGATCGGTATGCGTCCACCGGGAAAGAAGAAACGCGGCGGTCCGGGGCAGGAGATCGACGGCGACGGCGACGGCGTGATCTATGACGGCACAGCGCAGGAACGGCCGGTCGTGCGACGCATGCCGCAGGGCTTGAAGCCAGAGGCCGGAACAGTGCCAGCGATTCCAAAGCGAAAGCCAGCGCCACTGCAGAAGCCAGCACAGCCCGCGCAGCAGGCACAGCCGGTCACGCCAAAGCCAAAGCCGCAGCCGAAGCCGTCACCGATGCAGAAGCAACGTGAGGCAGCAGGCAAGGAACCAAAGCCACCGAAGCCACAAAAGCCCGCAATCGTTGACGCGGCAACAGGCGCGACGGTGAAGCTGATGCATAAGGTCGCGCCGAAGTCGATCGATAAAGCACAGATGGCGCCGATGGCCAAAGCGGCGATCCATAATGCCGCAGGATCGATGACGCAACAGCGATCCAGTGAGATCGCGGCGCAGTACGAACAGGATGCCCAAAAACTCTGGAACTTGCTTCCAATCAAGCGAGAAACGCAAACCGATCCAAACCTGATTTCCAGAGTCATGGGGGACGATGACAGGGAGTTGTATTTCAAGAAAGCCAAAGAGTTCGATGAGAAAGCCGCGCTGTGGGCGCACTATGCGGAAAATCCGGCTGATGCGCAAAAGCCGATTGCGATCAAGCCGACTGCACAAAAGTCGTTCGATGAACTGATGCCACTAAAAGCAAGCAGCGCCGACGTTGGCGTGAGTGGGCCGAGTTCATGGGATGATCTGGACAGCTACACGCAGTCGCAGGTGCAGGAAGACTGGACCAGTGATCGCATGCGAGACTCTGATTTCCTTGAATGGGTAGGCGAGTCAGTCCGTGAAAACGTTGACACGAAAGATGTGATCAGTGAAAACCTGGATGAGTTGCTTCCGGATATCGACTGGGAATATCTGGATGTAGGTCAGGCAGAAGTCGCGGACCAGATCGAAAGTACCGTCAAAGAGGCCATTGACGGCGGGCTGAAAATCGGCAAGGAAATGACAGATGCCGATCTGGAGTCCATCAGAATTAAATTGACGGACAGTGCAGCAGCCTGGAAAGATGGTGATTTGGACAACGACAAGGTCGAGGAACTGATTGATCTGGTGACGGCGTCGCTGAATCAATCAGAGCCAGGCGTTGTCAACATCCCCGGTGAAGATGATATCGCCGAGATTATTCAGATCGACGATGATGAAGCTGCGGACCAGATCTATGCAGCATGGAGGCGCGGGAAGTCGTGGACGTCCGGAGTCGAACAACTGATCGACAACAAAGTCGAAGAAATGATGAACGATGACGATGTTCTGCAGGAGTACGCAGACGAAGAATGGAACAACATGGATTCCGATTCGTCGTTCGAAGCGGCTAGAAACTATGGACACGCGGAGGGTGGTGGTTACGACAGTGACAGCGAAGGCAGTTCGTACGAACTCAGCAATCTGGGAATCGACGATGCTGCGTCATTCGTGGGGGCACCTGAAGGATCGACAGTCTCTGTCAGCGGAACCAGCATTGAAGTCGAAGGACCTGGCGGACTTCGCATGGAACGCGAAATCTCGGGGAAGTCGATCTATGCGGCCTACTTCCGAGCCGGTTCGCAATACAAAGGCGAGGGGGCACAAATCTTCTCACAGATGGTCCGACAAGCCAGAGCGGCGGAATTCGAAGATATTTCGGTGAGTGCAGCAGGAAGTCTGGGCGGGAGCATGAACGGCTACTACACGTGGCCGCTTCTGGGATACGAACGCAACATCCGAGGGCTAAGGCAGGAAGACGAAATCCGACAGAAGTTTCCCAACGTGGAAACAATTCAGGATCTGTTCGACGCGCCAGGCGGTCGAGACTATTGGTTCGTCAACGGCAGCAGTCTTTCAATGGACTTTGACCTAAACGACGGATCGCGTAGCATGCAGGTTCTGGAACGGTATTTGAACGAAAGATCGAGCAGATAGAAAAAAACTTTGATCCATTGGCACGGTTTTTTCGTTATCAGTGGTATGGCGACAAAAACGCAGACAATTTCACCGGGAGAAACAAATGGCTTTGAAAGACGTAATTGCAAGAGTTCAGGCGAAACAGGAAGCGAAGTACCAGGAACGGCAGAAAGCCAAAGCCGCAACAGTTGTGGAAACGCAGGCACCTCAGAATGAGGGCAATCCGTTTTCCGCAGACGAAGTTGCCGAAATGGAACGAGCGGCGGACGCACGAATTGCCGGTAAAACACGGTAAAAACGAAAAACTGTCGCGCTGAAATTCGGGTGAAACGTCATCATAGGTCTGCAGACCTATTATGCGAATCACCCGTTTTTTCGTTTGGTTGATTCAATAACATAGTCAGGGGGGTGTAGCGATGCAGGTATTTTTTCGTGATGATATGTCAGTGGATTCTGGCGGCTATTCACCGTCAGCAAAGAAGCCAGCGCAGTGTGTTGCAGACTGGCAGAAACGCGGGCTGGACATTGAGATCGTCAGCGAGTTCGAAGCCGCAACGATCGAGGATCTGGCGCTTGCACATGATCGAAAGTTCGCCGAGAAAGTTCTGGCAGGACAGAAGTCCAACGGTCACGGCAATTGCATTCCGGAAGTCACGCAGTCTTGCCGCGTGACGGTCGGTTCTTTGGTCGCCGCAAGCCGAGCCGCGTTTGAAAACCGGATCGTCTGTTCTCCGACGTCCGGATTCCATCACGCTGGCCATGGTTACAACGGGGCGTTTTGCACGTTCAACGGGCTGATCGTCGCCGCACGGACCGTGATCAACGAAGGGTTGTGCCGCAAGGTCGCGATTCTGGACTGCGATCAGCACTATGGTGACGGCACGGAAGATATTATCGAAACGCTGGAACTGACGGACACAGTGAAACACTGGACGTACGGCGGGCACAGATTCGATCGAGGCGCCGAAGGACAGAAAGACTTGTTGTTCGATATCGATGCGTTCCTGACAAAGTCCGCAGCGGACGGCGTAGGACTGCTGATTTACCAGGCCGGGGCAGATCCGCATATCAATGATCCACTCGGTGGACAGATGACGGATGCTCAACTGAAGGCACGTGATCGCTTCGTCTTCGACCGGTGCATGGAACTGGGCTTGCCAGTCGTCTGGAACTTCGCAGGGGGTTACCAGCGCACAAAGGCTGGAAAGATCACGCCAGTCCTGGCGATTCACCGTGCGACGGCAAAAGAAGCCATCGCGGTATTGGCGAATGAGGCGGCTACTCGGTAGCATTCTCGCAGTGACCGTATGCGTCTTTGATTCAGGTGCAACATGAGCGACGTTTTTTTCAAACGAATGCTGGCAATGAAATCATCCAGACAGGGATCTGTTTGGGTGAGGCTTCCACCTACAATCGAAGACGCCATACGGCGCTGGCAGCAGATGTTCGTGCAGGCCATACCGATCGCCAAAATCAACGATGATCTGCGAATCGGAGTCATCGCTGGAATCGCGGACCTAGACGAATGCATCGACCACATCGCAAAAATAGCTACGTGTATGGCGCCTATGCGGGCGGTCGCAATGCGGTTCGATACCAAACGGATCAACCAACTGCAGACAGCGCTGGTGATCACAGTTGATTGTCCGGACCTGCAGGAACTTCACCAGTCGCTTGCAGCAAGCGTAACCTACGCAATTGAGCCGCTGTCGTTCACGCCGTATATCGTGGTCGCGACGTTCGAAGAAATCACCATCGACGATCATGTTCTGAATGATCTGAAAGCGTCCGGCATCATCGGCGTCGACTGGATCATCAACGAACTGAAAGTCGGCACGTCCCTTGAAGAGCGGGATTGCCCGTTCTATGGACACTCGCCGATGCGATTCGGAGCCACAACGCCAGACACCGCGTTGTTTGGTAAGGCCAACGGCATGAGCACGCTGGACATGGAATCTGGCGGCGCGTTGATCGATACGGAATACTCAATCGATATCGACGACGATGACGACGATGATGACGACGACGACGATGAGGACGACGACGATGAGGACGACGATGCATGGATGAATCGAGCGCTGGGGCTGAGTGATACACTCGATGGAGGATACTAGCGATGCCAACGGCTGAGCAGCAGTTGAAGCAAATCCGCAAAGTATTGCCAAAGCAATTCGAAAAACGGTTTGAAAAACTCTTCGAGAGACAGAAATCGCAGTTGGTTGCGATCGTCGGAAGCCCGCCAGATATCTCCAAAGTCAAGGCGTCGCACTGGAAGAAATGGGAGAACGAACAAGCCGCAGCGCTGCTGGCGCTGATGCTGGGCTATACGTTGTCACAGATGAACACGGCGTTCGAGGAAATCCAGAACCTTGAGCAGTCCGAAAGAGAACGCCAGAGAACGGAAGCAGCTATTCAGCAACGTGCGGCTGAAGAAATGCAGCGCAGGGCACGATTCGCCGCAGAGTCGATCAGCAACACAACGCAAAACAGACTCGCAAACGGATCGTCACCAGAGGACGTCATCACAACTGCACGGGCGAGAATGATTTCGATCACCGAAATGACGGCAGCACGATCCGTCGCCGTCTCTGCAATCTATCACGAACTCGTTGACGCTGGAGTTGCGTGCGAACTGGTCTGGAGAACGCGGCCATGCCAGCATTGCGACGTGTGCCCGTTGCTCGATGGAACAGTCTATTCTTTCTGGTCGCGATTTGTGCCGTCAGGACCGCCAATGCATCCGCATTGTTGTTGTGTTCTCGAACTGTTGTTTGGCGAGTACAACAATCTGCTGGTGCGCGGACGCATCGCAAGACTTCCACCACGGGCCAGCGCGGTGAGACAGGCCATCCAGAGATCAGGATTCAAAATTCGTTGATGTGGCTGAATCACAGCCAGCATTAAAAGCCACTGTCATGCAGTGGCTTTTTTTATTGAATGCACCGCACGTATGCGTTACGGCTATTGACATACGCAAAACGAGTCGCCACAGTGTTGCACCAGACGCATCCTTGGGGGCATGGGTGACGTCATTGGTGGACTTCAATGACGCAAGCACTCGAACAGCAAGAGACACAAAGCGCGAACAGCGCGGCCGTGTCTTCAATCATCCCCAAAGGTCGTGAAAACGACTACTGGGAAATGGCTGCGCCATCAACGCATTTCCTTGATATGGAAATCGATCGCAGCAAGATGTATGTCGCGCCACTGTTGATCACCAATGGATCTGAAGACCGCGACGGTGAAGTAACAAACCCGGATGGATTGATCGACGTGGCATTCCGAAGAGATCCGGTCGTCTTTCTCCAGCACTCGCATCGCGTTGCACCAATGGTGCCACCAGTCGGAACAGCAGAAACGCCGGAAAGAGTTTTCGATCTGCACAGACGGCCGGACGGATGGTATTCCGGTTGTCGATTCACACAGGCCACAAAATTCGCAGGACAGGTGTTTCGCCTGGTCGACGATGGTGTGCTTCGCGGTCGTTCAATTGGCGCGCTGAACCACCAGCTATCGAACTACAAGCCGCGACTGCCTGGTGTGATGTTTCATAACAATCAAATCATGCCGGTCCGGACGCGATCAGTCAGCCATGACAAGTATGAACTGATCGAATGGTCGTGGGTCTGGATGCCAGCAAATCGCGAGATCGTCACGCCAATGCGTGAGATCACTCCAGCGAAAGAAGTTGTGCCGATCCTCAAGGGGATTCTGTGCAGAAATGGACTCGACGGGATGTCGCTTGATCCGAGTCTGAAAATGGTTCTCAAATCTCTCAACCTGGCGGAACCAGTCACGAACCTGAATCACGCAGGGAAAATCAAGCACTGGCCATTCCAGAAAAGTTATGGAGACGATCACGTGCAAACACCAGTCGCTGTGCTGTTTTCTCGAAGTCACTACACACTGCCCGAAGCCAGAGGGTTTCTGAAGAGCGCCGCGAATCTCGGACTGAAGAGCACGGCGATCGGAACGGAAATGCGAAACGGGCAGACATTTCTGAAGTCTGTGCAGTCCGCCTACAGCGGGCCGGTTGAAGAGCACGCCAGTAATGATGTGCCAGGAATGATTCTGTTGTTCGCCAAGTCGACGTCTGACGACGTTGCTGCAGTGGTAGCAACAGAAGAGGCAGTTGACGTTGAAGCGCCGCAGCAGCCCGCAGCAAAGCCCACAGCAAAGCCCACAGCAAAGCCCGCAGACAAGCCAGTATCTGCGGCCACAGAAATGGCCAACGCCGCAAGCGAGTATTCTGCCGAAGTGGTTGCACAAGAACCAGAGGCTGAAGATCTCATGATCAAACAGCCGGGGCTTCGCTATCTCAAGGCGCTCATCAGGAAAGCGACTCAGGTCGTTGATGAAGCTGAGGCAGCAATTGAAGAGCAGGAACCCGAACTGACAAAGAAGTGCAAAGAGTTCACCAGTGAACTCAGAAGCTTCATCGGCAAGGTCGCTGAGTTTCAGGAACAGCGATATGGAAAGCCTGGACCGGGAGCAGAGCAAAAGCCAGAGACAGCCGAACTCACAAAGTCATTGCGAGCCGATCTGTTCTATGGACGGAAATCAATGCTTCCAAAGCCATTCACAAAGGGGCTGAATGCTCTTCATGAAATGGCCACGACGACACAGCAGAAAGAATTGACAGCGGCCATGCTGAAAGGTGTGATCGGTGATCAGTTCTCACAGAAACAGGAAGATAAAGAACGGGCGGAACTTCGCGAGAAGATTCGTCAGGGATTTATTAAGCGGATGACTGCAGGACTTTCAACCTAGTCTTGCAAAACTGTTCGTATGCGTTATGGTATCGCACATTCGACTAAAGTCATTGCGGGGGTGATGACGAAACAAAAGGACTTTCGAAAATGTCATCAAACTCCCCAGTGATTGCCGACTCTGAAGTTGAACGAGCAATCGACGAACTTGTCGCACGACAACGTGGCGGCGAGCAGGTTGTTATCCCAGGCAAAGCGAATGAACTGGGGACAGTTTCATCCGCTTCGCACAAGGCGTTCGGGGCTGATGCTCTAACGCCGGAGGAAGGAAAAAACCGCGCGATGTTCAAGACGTGGGACGATCCGTCTCGCCACATGAACACGCAGTATCGCGACTACATGCTGGCCAAGTCACTGAAGGACGCAGGCTATCCATTCGCTTGTCCGTGGGACAACATGGGTGAGTTCCTTCAGGACGGATGGAGAGCAAAGCAGGCCGGTCGCAGGGACGAATTCACAGCCCGACACGCAAGCACGTTCAAGGGCATGCGTGACATGGGTGGATTCTTCAAGGCACGCGGACTGTCCAGCACAGTCGGCGAAGACGGCGGATTTCTTCTTAATCCGGAAATCGCGCCAAAGATTGAAACGCTGTTTGTCCAGAACGATCTGGCAAGCCGAGTTGACACGTTGCCAACCACAGCAACGGTCTACAACATTCCGCGCGTCAAAGATCTTGATCGCAACGACGGAACTCGAAACGGTGGTGTCATGCACTACTGGATCGATGAGTCTGATCCGGGCGCTGACAGTCGCCCAAAGCTGGCGTTCACTGAAATTCGCATGCGTAAGCTGGTAGTCTTTGTGTTCATGACCACAGAAATCATGAACGACACGCCATACGCAGTTGAGACCTACGTTCGCAACGCGGTGCGTGAGGAAATCAACTTCGCGTTGAGCCGAGCGATCATGTGGGGCAACGGACTGAACGAACCACTTGGGTTCGCTCGCTCAGGCGCCGTTATTCAGGAATCTGCTGAAGGTGGTCAGTCTGCCGCGACGTTTGTCGCACAGAACGCTCTGAAGATGTCCGCTCGCATGTGGCGCAACTCTGCAGGATCTGCAGTCTGGATGCATCACCAGAGCGTCATCCCGCAGATTGGTCAAATGTCAATCGGCAACTTCCCTGTGACGGTCAACATTCAAAACGGTGGTCTTGCTGGCCCTGTCACGAGCACACTGTTGAATCGGCCATTGATCGAAAGCGAACTCTGTTCGCCACTCGGATCACCTGGCGACGTCTGGTATGTGGACCTGAAGCAGTACAAGGCGATCACTCAGTCGCTGGTACGCGAAGACGTGAGTATTCACGTCGAGTTCATGACCGATCAGCAGTGTCTGCGATTCGTCGTCCGATTCGGCGGATCACCACTGTTGCCAACACCAATCACCCCGTTCAAGTCACCTGACGCTGCAACGAATCCACCGACTCAGAGCAGCTTCATTCGTCTGGCTGCACGATAATAAGTAGCCGCAAGGCATGAGAACCCCCACGGCGTTGTGTTGGTTGCTGTCGTGGCGAACAGCATGACGCCGTTTTTTGATCTAAAACAAAATCATTATTGATTGAGGTGTACTAATGAACGGAACCGCGTGTATTCAGGAAATGGGGCAGCTTGTCATCCCGGATGCGGCTGTATCAATGACAGCGTCAACAGCAGTCACAAGTTCGTATATCAACATGGTTGGTGCAGAAATTCTGGAATGCATTCTGTGGCTGGCAGCGTCAGTCGCAGGTGCAACGTCGGTCGGCACGATTGAAATCATGGCCGCATCCGATGCATCCGGAACCGGTGCGGTCGCAGTGAAGTTCAGCGATCTGTTCAAGACGATCGGCGCAACGACGATTAAACAGGGAACCGGACTGCCAACGCGAATCGAACAATTGACAGCCGGTGTGAGAACGGCATTGGCATCGTTTTCAACGCTGGCAGCAGACGGCGATAAGCAGCAGTTGTTCGTGATTCCAATTCGAGCGCGTCAGTTGCCAACAGGCAAACCATATGTCGCCGTACGATTCACCGCAGGATCGGCCACGGCACGCAACGGATTGGTGGCGTTCCTCAGACGCGACACCCTTTACGGTGCAGCGCCTCACAACACATCAATTTTCGCGTAAACATAAGCGAAGACGTCGTCGCTTTTGCAAGTTGTGATACGCCGCACGTCTTTTCAGGCGTGCGGTTTTTTTTTGACCATAAAACAGGAGTTCAGAACAATGGCAAAGTTGTCTCAACAAAAGATCGATCGGGCTTTGAGCGTGGCGGGGACAATCGCCGCCAGTATCGCGGACAATGGCACCGTGCCGAGCGATAAGGCGCTGCGTCAGTGTTGTCTGACAGGGTTGAAGATCGTCACGATGATGGATCAGATTGTCGTAGCCGTCGACGAAGAGCCGTCGATTCTGGAAACCACACTGGACAACTGGGAAGCGTATCAGAAGCTTGCGGACGTCATGAGCGCCATCGCGAAACGCGATAAGGCAGTTGCGCCGCCAGAGGCGGCTGAGGCACCAAAAACCTGACAGGCGCTGGTGAGGCGGCAAAATGAATCTGAGCGGGCGACTATTCCCTGGAAGAAAACATGATCACCTTGAATCAGGCGAAACATGAACTCGGAATTGATTTGCCGGACAGCGGCGACGATGCCGAACTGACGCGGAATATCGCACAGATTATCAGGCGCATTCGACAGCAGACAGATCGAGGAATTGCCTGGGTCTGCGACCGAGTCGATTCCGTCAACTCGAAAGCACGGCTTCGAGTGATTGAACATGGTTTCCGGACTGGGCAAGTCGTGAAGATTGTCGGGTCCGGAAACAATTCAATTGACGCAGTGCACACGATTACCGTGATCAATCAGAATCTGATTGAACTCAGTGTCAACGGATCAATCGAGGAAACGGAATTCACGCTGCATCCGCGCACGACGGTTGATATCGTTCCGCGAAATTCAACGCGAATCTGGTTGCCGGAATCCGTCACGCCATGCTTTGAAATCATCGAGATCCTTGATAACGACAAAGATAACGACTGGATCGCAATCAGCGGCACAGACTGGTTCGCCAGGAACGTCAAGGGCGAAAAGGCGGTCGAAGTCATTAGGAAAATTGGAACGTTCCGCGTGCCGATCAACACTCCGCGTGGACAGTGGAGCCTGAGAAAAGTCGGAACGACAGAGACGGTTCGACTTTCGGTCTATGCGGGCGCAGACATTCCGCCGAGCGATATGGCAATGGCCGCGCTGAGTCTTGTCTGTGATCTGTTCGAGCGGGCAGGTCGAGGGAAGGATGAATCGTCATTCTCTTTCGAGGATGTGCGACGGCAGGCGATGAGCGGCGAAGAAAGATTGTCACACGTATTGTCACCGACGTCCGTCATCAACTCATGGGTCGCAAGGTAGGTGATTCGTGGCGCATCACGGTCGAGGCAGGTTGAACGCGACGCGGGCATTTCGCATGCATCCGCGACGTGACAAAATCAAGCTTCTCAATCGCGCAGGGGAAGAACTGGCCGTCATCGCAGATGCGCCGTGGGGTAATGTGTCGCGTCAGGACTCCACAGCGCTGGCGATACTGCAGGATCAATCAAGAACGTGGAAGCTTCCGGTGTTTCAGTGCGGTGAGTTCTCGCCAGTCACGGGATACCGGATTCGAAGTCTGACAGACAATTCACTGTGGGAAATCAACGCAGTGCCGAGAATCACCAACTCGATGCATCAGTGTGTCTGCACTCGCATGAATGAACATGATTCGGAGATTCCATAATGGCGCTGGGGGTTGTTGAAGAATTAGCCGAAATCATCGGTGCCAGATTGTTCCAGGTCGGCTTGACAGTCACAAGGGGCATCGTGTTTCAGATCGCGCCAGACTACGACGTCAAATCCGGACGCCTGTTGTATGGGGCGCGGCTGTATCCATTCGTCAGCATATCGCACGTGCAGGCTGAGCAGTTCGTGGTTGGCCAAAGCACAAACGTTTCAGCGAGAAAGACACGAGTCTTTACTGTGCTGATGATCGGTGACAAAGCCATCGTCGAAAAGAATCCGGCCGTCTATACAGCGCACAGAGATAGCCTGATGAGCGCGATGCACACGTATCGCGGGAATGGATTGCTGACAGCGATTCCAAACGCATGCATCATGCACGCGACCGTCAGGCCGAGTTCTCCGATTCAGCAGTCAGCCTGGCAGAACAGCGCGAAGTTCGTGTCGTCGTTCGATGTGTTGTTCGAGACGGAAGAGCCAACGGGAATCTATTGATCGGTGCAGAATGATCATCATCGAAGACACCATGACGCTGCGATCGATCGACGAATTTCGCGCGATGCTCGATGGTATGTTGAATGCCATCAGAACGCCGAGTGTCGCGCCGCAATCGTGGCAACAGGTCGTTGATGTTCTGCAGGACATGGAACGCGGATTCTTCGCGTCAAGCGCCGGGCCGGATGGTCAGCCCTGGGCGCCATTGCGGCCGTACACAGTCCAGAAGAAAGGGCACGCCATCATTCTCAGAGAAACCTGGGAACTCATGGATAGCCTGACCAAAGTGAATGAATCGTCGATCCGGGAATTCGGGCAGGCGACTTTGGAATTCGGAACACAGAGAGCGTGGGCCTGGCTTCATCAGGACGGCGGACGAAAGGTGCCGCAGCGCATGATGGTCGGGGCCACTGACGAAGCCGTTGACAAAGTTCTGGACATAATCGCAGACGCTGCGGTCAGAATGATGTTTGCCTGACGATAAGTGGAGAAAAATCGTGGGAATGAAAGTGATGCGAATCGTGGTTCCGTCTGCCAGCGAATACACGATCAGGCAGCTTGGCAAGGTTGCTGGAGTTGCGTTTGATGCCAGGGAAGTCGTGGACGTGCCATTGAGAACACCGGAGCAGATTGAGGCCGCACGAACGCTGGAAATGAAGTTTAAGCACAACGGGCTTTCGACAGAACTCAGAAACGGTCCAAACGCAGTGATCGTTCAGACATTGGAAGTCGTGGACTTGCCGTGATGCGTGACCTGAAAGAAACCAGAATCATACGCTGCGAATCGTGTGGAGAATTGCGGCAAACGAAAGAGCCGTGCATAACCTGCCACGGGTCGAAAAATCCTGCACAGCAGCGATGTTCTGAATGCGTTTCGTATCGTGGCCAATTTTGTAACCGGATTGAAGCCGAAGTTTGTGGATGGTGGACGGGGTGCATGCTGCACTGTCCGAAGGGAACTCAGTTTTAGGTATCAAGGGGTTTGAAAATGATTAGTGAATCAATCATGCGTTTGGTGATTCTCATGGTCACGCTATGCGTTATTCTGTGGATCAACGCGACGGTATTTGATGCGACAGAGATCAGGACTCTGGTTTTGTTTTTCCTCGGTGCGGCGGGGCTTGAGGGCGGTACGGGGTATTTGAAGAACACGTTCGGCAAGAAAAAAGAATGAATGCGGCATTCGGTTCGTTCTGAGTTTCCGGATGAGATCGTCTGTTTCCAGAGTTCAGTCGTGACTAATGTTGCAAGATCGTTGCGTCACCTGTATCGTATGCCTATGACCGTCAGGCATCCGCAGTGACAGCAGTGTTCGGAGAGTGAATATGTTTCGTACGATTACCGCAAATCCGTTCCTGGTAACACAGGGTTCGCATCTGTGCATTTCGCAGGAAAAGCTTGACGCCAAGAATAAGCTGGTTGAGCGACGATATGTTCTGATGAACTCAGACACACTGCAGTCGCAGACGTTTTCCAGCAAGGAAGCGTTTGAAGCGGCGATTTCGCAGCTTATCGAAGCCCACGAAAAGGCACAGAAGAAAACCAGCGTTCTGGATCAGTTGACGACTGACGGTCCGGTCGGAAACACGGAGTCGTAAAAGACTTCGTCGTCGCAGTTGAATGAGTAAGAAGCCACGGTCGGTCGGGTCAGAGCCGATGTAAGATGCTCTGGGGGTTGCGGAGTCATCAAATGGCAACAGCATGTGGAAGTAGTGCAGTCTTCTCACGCATCGCGTATGACGCAGGCGTGACAGGTCAATTCTCAAACTTCAGTTCAGGATCACCGGCCTATCCGCTTGCGGATGGTGGTTGCTCGCTTTCGCTGAAGCAGCCGCACGTCAACAACAGCGGTATGAACGGCACAACAGCGCAGGCGTCTGAGCAGACGCGGCCTGGATTGAAGATCGTTGACGGCGATATCAATCTGCTGGCAACGCCGGATCTGCTGACAAGATTTCTGCCGCATGCAACAGGCAGGGCCATATCTGGCAACGTGACTTATCCGTCGCCGGTCGTGCCGCCATACTTCCATATTCTCCTGCACAGAGACTCATCGCTTTACACCTACGTCGATCTGGTTGTAAATCGATTCAGCCTTGGAAGCACTGCAGGTCAGCCGCTCCGAATGGTTGTTGGGTGCATGGGCCGCGATCGCGAGTCTTCATTGCAGGCCGATTCGGCATGGCCGGTGGGATTGTTGCCATCGAACAAAGCGCCGTACATGCATCAGGATGCGGTGGTCACGGTCAACGGAACGACGCATCGGTTTCGTCAGTTTCAGTTGGATATCGACAATAAGCTTTCACCAGAGTATTTCGACTCGGTCAATCCGTGTGGATTTTTGCGTGGCGATCAGGCCACAACGACGCTTAAACTGGTTGGACCGCACACACAGGCGACTGTTGCTGCACTCATGCAGGGAGCAACGCCGCCGAGTGCTCTGGACGTTGTGATCACGCTGACGCATCCGACAGCGGGAATGTCGCTGATCATTCGATGCCAGGCTGTGCAGATTCCGATCAATGATCCGGCCGTTTCTCGTGGGACGATCATGCTGGATTTGAACGGTGTGGCACGCACGAAAGATGGTGGCGCCAGTGGTGGTGCAGAAGTCATCTTCACGAATGATGACGTGCCGAGTTAATCAAGAGAGAATGCCTGGGGGGGCAACGTTGTGGATAAGCCAAAGGTCGCAGTGACGCCATTGATCCGGCAAGCGCTGGAAATGGTCATCGGATTCGTCAATAAATGTCCGTCCGCCGTCAGCGTCTCGAAAGAGGATGCCGACTATGCAGCGGCCATGCTTGAATCGCTGGCCGAGTTCACAGCACAGCACGCAGTTGATCCGCAGAGTGATGCGACGGATTCACTCGCTCGCAGCGGCGCGTGGCTTGATCAGCAGTGGAAGATGATTCATGACCGATACTTCGATCGACTGCAGAAGATCGCAAAAGGCGAATCGCAGATAGCGCCTGGTGACAATGAAATGCTGATGCAGGTGGTCGGCACGGTCGTGATTGATTTCATGGTGGAAATCAGAAAGGAAATCGTGGAGAGAATTCCACGTTGATGCAGGCAGGGAACGTCTCGTGTCTTCTGTTTGTCAACGTTCGTATGCTTGATTGAATCACACATTTTTCAGACAGTCATTGCGGGGGTGGTGACAAAACAGGGAGTTGGTAGCATGGGCACATGTTACAAGGGGCAGATTTTCAAAGGGTATATCGCACAGATTCCGGGTGTTGACGGTCCGATTCGCTGGGAGTATCGAGGGCTATGGCCAGAAGCCAGAGTGCAGTACGGGCGAGATCTGGAACGGTTTACGACGCCGGATGAGCAGGAAGCGTACATCCTTGCGACGCTGGCCACTTTGCTTGTGAAATGGGACTTGAAATATCCTGACAATCATCCTGAGCCAGACAAGCGCGGGCAGATCGTCAAGATCGATCCGGATGTGATCAAGAGTGACGTGATGGTGCACGTCAGAAACAGGATCATGGCAATCTCAACATGGCAGGCATACGGCGACGTCGACCCACAATTGAAGATTGATGAACAGGTCAAAGCGGTCAAGGATCGGGCAGAGAACAAAACGGTTGCCGATCTGTTTGCGAAACTTGATGAGGCAAACGTAAAAAACTGATTGAAGCTGCGACTGTCTGGATGGAACGGCCGAAAATCGCAGCGATCAATTGTGAGCACTGTAAAACGTGTGCGTATGATCTTGAGGAAGGCAGTGAAACAGAGGGCCAGCCGATACTCAACGGTGGTCATCCGATACCAGTCACAAGACCACCATGCCATGATGATGACAGTGTTTGCCCGAAGGGAAAGCCAGGGCTGAGAGAGTTCACTAAGGACATGGCAGAAGTCTATTGGCACTGGCGATTGTGCTGTGCGATGGATGAGCATCCTGATGATAAGTGGGCGAAACGATATCGGAGAATTCTCGAAGGGTTGCAACGTTCCATCAGTGCTCGCAGGGAAGAACGGTACTTGGAACGTCACAGGGAAGAGCGGCAACGGCTGAGAGAAACGATCGAACGGAGGCGATGACTGTTGGCGAGGATTCGACAACAGGAACTCGTACGATGCGAAACGGGGTGTATGCGAATAATGAGTATTCGCATGCACCTTTTTTTGTTTTAGAATACCAGCGTCTGAGTTGCTGAAAGATCATGGAGAACAGAGATGTCTGAAGCCGTACGAAAAGTCACAATCATTGTCGACGTGAAGCCAGGTGATATCCAGATGCCGGATGTCGGCTGGATCACGGAAGCGCAGACCGAACTGAAAGACCTGGTGGATAAGCAGACAGACGTCGCCGATATCGTCAAGAAGACCCGCCAAGAGACAGAAGAATTGGTCAAGGTGCAGACCGAGTCGGCCAAAGTGCAAACCGAACTGGATGAGCAAAAGGCGGAATCTGCAAACGCAGCGAAGGACGCTGGCGCGAAAGAAGTTGAAGAGCACAAAAAGACGCTGCAGGCAAAAAAGACAAACACTGAAGAATGGGAAGAGAACTTAAAAAAAAGGCAGGCAGAGTGGGCAGAGAATCAACGCAAAATCGATGAAGAAGCGGCCAAAAGAAAAACCGATCTTCTGGAGAAGGAAAAGCAAGCGGTTGAATCACACGAAAAAACCGTCAAACAAATCCAGCAGCAATACCAGGGCGATCCGTCTGTTCGTCCTCTCACCGAACCTGGTCAAAATCCAACAGCCGTAAAGCCACTCAATGGCGATCCGGCAGTGCGCCCTTTGTTCGATCCTGAGCAACCAGACACAAGAATGAAATCACAGCAGGGCCGGATCATTCCACCATCAAGTGGTCCGCCGAATGATCCGCCAGACGAAACATTTGACGAAACTGCAAGAAGACTGAGGGAACGAACTGAGGCGGCGCGTCGGAGATTGGAAGAGATTGAGGCGAATAAAGGCGCGCAGAATGACAGGTGGGAGCAAGAAAGTAGAGAGTCGAGAGAAGCAACAACAGCGAACGACGATATGCCGAAACATTGGCGCAACGTCGGTTTGAATGCTGGGCAGGCCGTTGCATCGGTTGCGAGATACATTGGGCACATGCGAATGCTGAAAAATATCGGCGGCGATGCTCTGGAATCGATTGCTAAAGAATTCATGACGGTTCAGTCGCGCGTTGAAACAGTGTCAGCAGCGACGTCAGCGTTCACAAACGTTGGAACAATGCTGGACGGGCTACAAAAGGCAGGCACTGAAACCGCAAAAATCGTTGCTAGGCAAACGGAGTTGGGGGCGGCAACATCATTAACTCAAGTTGCCACAATGAAGCTGGGAACAACTGCGGCGGCAATTACGCCAATGATTGCGCCGATGCAGTTCGCATTTACAGCGATAACCGCTGCAGTTGTTGCGGCCGATATTGCAATGGACTTTCTGACCGAGTCAACAGAAGAGGCAAAACAAAAAGCAGAAGAGTATCAAGTAGCATTCAATAAGGGGTTGTCAGAGACGATCGAAAAGCTGAAGACGCAAACGGATATGATCAAGGGGCAGAGCACTGTCCTAATCGAGCAATGGGAGATCAAGAAACTTCTGGCGGGAGAAGATGGACTATCACCGCAGGAGATTAGTAAGAGAAATGAAGAAATGCGACAGCGGTCCGATACGGATGCGATGCGCAAAATCAAAACGAGTGTAACTGATGTGTTCCAGTCAGGGATGACTGAAGAGCAGCAATCAGAATCCGGAAGGCTTGTCGAAGAACGGAAGAAAGCTACGGAGGAACTCAAAAAGCTGAAGGAAGAACTGGCCTATCGGGAAGCAACAGAGCCAACAGAAACGCTGTCAGCACAGGCGCGTGGTGCGCGTCGAATCCAGTATGAAGATCCGATCACAAGACTCGAAGCAGAACTTCGAAAACTCGACAATGATCAATCAAAGTTCGACATGATGACTGGAAAGCAGACTCAAGAATCGATTGGACAAACCAAAATCAAGGACGGTGTGGTTGTAGATTTTGCAGAATTAGAACGACAGCTTGACTCGCTTCCAAAGTCCATGCAAGAGTCTGGTAAAAAAATGTTTTTGGTCATCGAAAATGAACTTTTGGGGGGTGCCCAAACCAACAGAGAGCAGCTTGCAGAATCACAGCAGGCCGCACGAAATGCAAAGGTAGAAAAACTCCAACAGGAAAATGTCCTGAAAGATCTGACGGCTTCGCAGAAAGATGAAATGGCACTTGCAAACCGCTTCAATCTTCAGGAATCGAAGATTGCCATGCAGGAAGTCGACATACTGCTGCGCGAAACTGAAAAGCCTACGGCAACAATCGATCAGAAGAGTCAGTCCGTCGAATCTATGCGTAAAGTTCTGGGGCAGGCAAACCTCATGACACCGGAGCTTTCAGACATTCTCGCACGCGGAGCGTCAGCAAGTCCGCAAGAGATCAAAGACTCGCTGGCTGATGCCCAGCAGTACACTCCAGCCGAGCAAAAAGAGGCTAACGACTTGATGGAAAAAGCAAATAAAGCAATTCAGAAATCGGAAGAGGAAGCAGCGGAAATGACAGCCATCGCCGAAACTTTAACGCGACTATTGGAGCAAAACAGTAAACAGCTACAGCAATTGCGCCAAGCACTCGATGCCAGGGACGGTATTTGATTGGACACGAGAGAACTTGTGCATTACGCTCTGGAAGTCACTTTTCAGGGGAAACGCATGAAAAACGCTCTTTCAATTATTGCAATTGCTTTGTCGATTATTTCGATTGGTGTTTCACTTTCAAACAAAGTCGATGTGACTGAGTTTGCAAAGGTGGCTGACGTTGAAGCAGCCGACAAAAAGATCCAGGAAAACATCGAGTTCGTGAATGAGTCCAGATCGGAAGCACAGCGACTTCACATCGGCCATATCATCAATCTGACAAAGGATGTCCGGATACTTCGTGAAAAGGTCGGTATGTCAGAAGACACTGAGCAGGCGAAATAGATAGTCATCGCTACAGATCCCGATGATCATCGATTCGGTATTGAATCTTGATTGATTGCCGTGTGATCGCTACCGTATGCCATAAACAATCACGCACACGGGGCGTTTACCATGGGCCTGTATCTTCAAATCGGAACATATTCAACGCCAGTGTGCACTGTGCGTTGCACTGGGCGCAGTCTGAAACCTGTCGAATACAACACGTTCATCATCGCGCACGATTACGAACAAACATTCGAGGGGTATCTGTACGCAAGCGGGCCTCGCAATATCTCACCATTGATGGCAAGCCTGGAAAACGCGATCAAGGCACCGGGAGTTGACGTTAAGCTAATTAGCTTTGAAAACGAGCCATACCCGAACGAACAGACAACGCATCATTCTCTGTTGAATTCAGGGGCCATCGGTGGCGTCATCTTGAAAGATTTCAAGTTCGTCGATACGCCGCTTCACATGGCCACGCAGATCAAGTTTCAAATGACGGTCGGCGGGATCTATGCGAACTTGCAGCAGACGCGGAACGTTGTGTCGCTTGTCGAGACGATCCGCATTCAAGGTGATGGTGGTCCAGAAATAACGCTGGCAGACCAGGCGGGGCTGAAGTCGATCTATCAAGAGATCAAGCCTTACACAAACGTCAACATCACGCAGTCCGGGAAAATAGTCTCACGAAACGGATTCTCGTCATTGCCGACGCCAGTGATCTCGCTGGCAGACGCAAAGATTTCCAAGAACAGCGGCCTCACAAAGTCGTACACACAACGAGGGACCATGATCTGGTTGTACCAGCAAGACTATTCATATTCGTTTCAGCTTCCGGAACTACCAAGTTCGCCAGTCGTTCCGACATACTTGGTCTGATTCGTATTTTGGGGTGGCATTGTGGCAAAGACTGTCAAAGCGTTATTCAAATCGGCATGCAGGTTCGGCGGTGGAGGGTATGGGAAAAATACAGCACGGATTGGCGTGAAAATTCCTTCAGCCACTTGTGGGCCGAAGATTCGCGATGACCTGTTTGTGAGCAGGACTCTTCGAGTTCTGGTCAGCCTTGATCCAAAGACAGACGATCAGCCGGTTCTGCCGGGAATGCAGGATGAATTTCCGGTTGTCGAACTCACCGTCAAAGTGAGTCAGCATAGCCTCAATGATTCCGATGTGACTTTCTCGATGACGTTCGGCAAGGAAGATATGCCAGCGTCGTTTCTGCAGACGGTATCGCATGCGAACGGGAGTTTGTACGTTCTTTCCGTGATCGATAGTGATGACGCTGACGATGAGCCGGACGATGAGCCTGATGACGATGATGAACATGAAGAGGATTGATTCATGGCGATTCGATGCAAGGCATTCTTTGGCGGGCTTGAAGTTCAGGTGTCAATGTCAATGACCCGATCGCCTGGCGTGGCGCCGGATATCGGGCAGATTGTGTTTCGTCAGGGCAGCGCGTTGCCCAGCAGTTTTATTGGTGATCTGGTCTTAACGAACGGTGACACACCGGTCGTGACGTTCGCGGGATGCATGCTGATTTCGCCGCGTGAGCAGTACGATCAGAATCGCAACATTGTCTACAAAATTGCCGATCGCCGATGGCGATGGAAAACGCCGACACTGAATGGTGAGTACAACGTCAGGGATGATGCCAATCTGCTGATTGCAGGCACAGAGAAAAACGCACAGGAACTCGCACTGCTGGCACTTCAAGCGCTGCATGCGCCAACAGGCGGATCGTTCGACGTGTCGGCACTGCCAATAGATGCGCAACTGGCACCGCATGTGATCTGGAAGTATGAAAGCGCAGCCGCGATTCTGGATCGTATCTGTTCTCTGTTCGGGTGCAGCGTGCATCTGATGAATGACAATTCCGTCAGGATTATCACGGACAACACGGGGTCGGTCCCTGACAACACGGGCCTGATGCTTCCAGTGGAATCGGGGCTGATCACAAACATCGCGCCAGACTATGTGTCCGCCTATGCGGGTGACACGTTGTTCGATAGTTGGCTGGTCACGGAGGATATCGGGCTGGAAATCGGCGGCGCAGTGAAGCCAATCAATATGCTTTCTTACGCGCCAGCAGAGGGCTGGACGATTGGAGATCCATCGCACGGATACACGTCGACACTCACGACGCGATTGCGCGGAACAATGCCTGAAGAGGAAATCGACAAGATAGCCTCACTGGCAAATCAAACAATCTATCGAATGCTTCGCGTCGTCGGGTTTCCAAAGGGGCAGTTGTTTTTTCCGGGGTTCACGCTCGAAGCTTCAGTGGCGGCTATTGGAAACCTGCCAGGGCAGGGCGATCCGTCAAAGGTCTATGTGATAGCAAACGCGCGGACTGTCATATGGACAGGCACAGAGTATGTTGGCATCACGGCAAAGAACACGCATTCAACGCTGTGGGCGCTGATCGATCCGTTTCTGATTGCAAATCCAAACGCAAATCCAGTTATCAATTCAGGCACACAGAGTGCGATGGACGCGGCTAGAAAAGCTGCTGGACAGCCGCATTATGTGATCATTCCGCCTGGAGTAACGGCCATTGATACAAAGCTGATGTTGCCACTCATGACAACCAGAATCGAAAGCGGGCTGGATGAACTAGGTCGGCGAAAAAGGAAACCGGCAGAAATCTGTGGCAAGTTCAAAGAAGATGATTTCCGTCTGCGGAATCGCGTGACCACAAAGCTGGCCGTGTGGAAACATGGATTCAGAATTGACGGGACAAAGGGGCATGTGATTCTCAATAAACCGGCCTACCAGTTCGAAACCGGTATTAAGCCAGCAGAATTGTACGTGCGATGCGCCTACGGATTTCGAGCGAAGCCATACGGGACGCGGTATCACCGGCGATTCGATAAGGCGACAGGCAATAATTTGAACGTCGCGAATGCCGTGGTCAACAGGTCTGACGTGAGTGAATACCGAGTGCAGAACTACGGGTCAGACTACAACGATTTGTCAATCCTCGATCCGGTCATCAACAACACCGCAGCCATTGATGCAATTCTGGATGCGTCAGCCACGGAATTCATGAAGCAATATCAGAATTTCCCGGCGCCGCAGAAGAAAACCTACACGCCATTCCGAGCGATCGACACCAGCGGCGTGACGCATCAGGTTTCCTATTCGGGCGTTTTGGAAGTCGGCAAGACGATGGTGTCAATTGGCGGGTCGTTCGATCCAACGCAGCCACCGGCCAAACTGAAGCGTTTGCAGGAACAGCAGAGAGAGCGTGCTGAGTTTGCTCTGCAGGACTTCCGAGCGCAGCAGGCCATCATTGAAATCATTCCACAACAGAACCCGATTGACATTTCAGCGCAGGGGATCGCATGAAAACACTGTTTCATGTTAAGAACACAACAGGAGAAACCTGGCCAGCGTATGCGATGGCGCGGCTGGGTGCAGTCACGCGCTACGACGGTGTCAACGCAGACGTGCCACTTTATACGCTGATGAAGCCAGACGGCGATGAGGGAATCTATGTCGTCAATGGTGGTGCACCACTGCCAAACAACAAAGAGGGCACTGCAATTCATTATCTTGATGCGCAGTTTGTTTTGGTGAAAACTTCAGAGACGGCATCAGTCGGTACATCCATCGGCGCTTTGAGTGGGGAATGGACTGCCGGATCTGATGACGAGAACGGCGCACAGTTCGATGCGACAGACACAAAAAACGCGCAGCACATCATTCCGGTTGTGGCAAAGTCGACAGGAGGTGGGTCATCTGACAGCAGCGGGACAGGAAGTTGTCCGTGTACCTGCATCGCTGACGGAAGTGCCATCGTGAACGGCATGGAAACGGCATCCACCTGGTCGATCGAGATGAATGCGGAAACGTTTGAAGGGGAGTTTGGCGATATTCTGTTTCCGGCTGGAACCTATGATATTTCGCTGAATACAGCCGGAACCGCTTGGACTCAGGACATAGGGAATCTTCTCACGGCTACGTACCTTGATGGAAGTTCAGCGACTGCTGACACGACCATGGATGGAACGCTGACGATGACGTGGGGAGCTTACGGGCCTGTTGTGACGCTCTGCGTTGATGGCGCTGTTCCAGATCCGGAGGCATAGAATGGTCTGTCGAACATGGTCGCCATGGGCTGGCGCTTACACCTCGCCATTGTGCTCTGCTCAACTCCTGCCGGAAACGGGCAATCCTTCGAAAGCATGTTCAATCTGCGTGACGCCGCTTCCGATCGGCCAGACTTGCGACACCTATCTTGGCAAGGTGATCAAGTCGGGCGTTTGGCCCACGGCAATTCTGGAGCGGACGTGGAAGCCGATGCTCAAGGTTACGCTGAACATGCCGTTAATCAACATCGCCTATTTCCAGCCGTGGTGGAAGTACACGAATCCACTTGCCGGAGTGTTTGAGGTTGCTTGCCATGCCGCCTACAACGGAGCGTTTACGGTTTACGCTGAAAACTCAAACTGCGATGGCTGGAATTCGCAGGAAGCACCGGTTCAAGTTGGGGACTGCACGCCGTGGACGGGGACGCCACGGTTTGAGGTGACGTTCCCGAAGAGTTCTGCCCCCGGTGAGTACATTTATGTGACGATGTGGTGGGCGCGGGGTTCCGAATTCGGTCGGGCGATCTTCCGGAAGTACCTGCCGGAAAGACTGACCGGAAACTGCCGGGAGATTCATACCATGACCGAGTGGCGGCACGATGATACATTCCCGCGCGTTTACGTCCCTATTGAACCTGGCACAAGTGTCACGGTTGGCCCTGTCTAGCGAGTAAAGCGATGACATGCAAAACGTGGAGTCTGCTGGCTGAAAAGTATTTCAACCCGCTATGCACGAATCGGTTTTATTCCCCGGAATCATGCCCGATCTGCGTTACTCCGTTTCAAAACGCAACTGTGACACCATGCTCAAAGGTGATACTGCCTAAAGAAACAAAGACGTACATGCTTCTGATCAAGACGCCGGTTTCGGTGTCGTTCTCCTATCCGGGGTTGAGTCCATGGAAGGATGACATCACAAACCCCCGTGGTGGATCTTTCGTGCAATTCGCTTCTGGATGGCCAGCGACAATCATCACGTTCGACACAACGAATGGATACGAGTTCTTCTGGAACCATGGAGCCTCAGGTAACATCTGGGGCGCGACGCTGATCACGAACGTTGATCCTTTTGCGGTCAAAAAGGCAATCATTCAGCCGGGCACGGAGACGGTTTCCGGCGACAATGTGAAATGCGGATTCGGTATCAGTGTGTCGAAGATCATTCTTCAGACTGAGGTTCCCCGGGTGACCACAATCACTCCGCCTGTTGACAGCTATCCGCATCCACAAAAATGGAACATCCGCAATCTTGAACTCGTTAAGTGCCGGTTGATTTACTCGCTGGAGTATTGGGCTGAAACTCCGGACGTCATCGGTGGTCCTGACTGGGATGATCCGGTCACAACGTACAACGTTTCGGTTGCGGCTCACCTTGAACAGACTTCATCGCTCCAGAACGGCGTCAAGCTGGGATATGCCAACCGGTCTGGCACTTTTCCGTGGAGCTACGGAATTGAGAACACCGGTGTATCAGTCGACGGCTTCATCAATCGGGTGGCTGGGAATTCTCCTGGGGCGGTCACGTTCGCAAACTACCGATTTTCGACAACCGATCGGGCTGCGTTTCTGGCGGCTACAAGTTTTACGTTGACGAAGCAGGCGGTGTCGGCCGTTTACACGTCGCTGTCCACGCCTAACTCGGCATCGACCATAACTGGAATCGGCGGATACGTCATGTCTGCGGTGCAGCGGGGCGGCTCGTTTCCGGGCTGGTCTACGTTAGCCCCGAGTTCAAGTGGGATCAACACTCAGTTCAGCGATGGCAGTGAAATGGCGACTGGCTGGCCTGCGTCAATCGTGGTTCAACGGAAGGAGGTGTAAATTGGTCTGCAAAACATGGAGCCAGCCGGATGGGAATCACATTCGTGGACTTTGCACGAACGAATTGTTCGCCGAGGGGAATTCAAACAACTGCTCAATCTGCGTTACTCCGATCGACACTCTCGTTCCGGACTGCGGATGCTTTGCTCCTGAGAAGGCGAGGCAGATTTACTATCTTTCCGTGACTAAAATCATGGACACATTTCTGTCTGACTGCGTAATGAATTCGTTTCTCGGCCAGCATGTGCTGACGGGTAAGTGTAATGCCGCTGGTGGTCCCGCTGCGCAAATCAACTACTTCACTACGATTTTTGATCCGCCGAGACCATGCGAAGAGTTTGTGGGCCATCCACAAAACATAGGCATGTTGTGGATAGGCGGACCCACCGGTCCGTTTGGGTCACGCAGGGCTGGAATTCGGGTCGGTTTCTATTACGCGCAAATGATCACCGGCGGCGCTTTACCTGGTCCGCTTCCTGGCCAACTGGCCTGCGCGTACACGGGGTCAGTCCCGTGGTGTACTAGCTCACGTGGGTCTGCGGTACTCGGTTATCACAGCGGACCGGCTGGAAATTGTTTGAGCGTTTCAATCTCGACTGAGCCATTCTGATTGAGGTAATCATGGTTTGCAAAACTTGGAGTCGGCCGGATGGAAACCATATCCGGGCAATTCGACCTCAAATTCAGTTCAACGGACAATAGTGTCTTTGCCCTATTTCTAACGTCAGTCATTTCCCCGGAGTGTTTGTAGTCATGCTATGCCTCGGTAGGACCAGCGAAGAATCAGCATTGGAATTTGTTAAAAAACACGTCGGTGCCAAACTCGGGAGTTTGGCTGGGGATGGATCGCGCAGGGTGGTGACTGAAGCAATTGGCGATGAGTTGACGCGGCAGAAAACCGAGTTTGAACTGATCGCGATCGGCCCGCCATCCCCGGTTCAGTCTGCTGCTGTAGTGCTCCCAGATCCAGTTCCATGCATTCACCGAGGGTCAGCAAGGAACGTCTGTTGCGGTTCACCACAACTATGGATCTGCAGGAAGCTGCAGATTGATTGCATTGCAACAGAGCAGAACAAAAGAAAGCTGGCGTCTGTTGTTGGAACACCAGAGTCGCAGGCATTGCAGGTATGCGAGACCTGCGTGCATCGTGAAGAATCTTCTGTCACGCGAATCGTTGAACTCGACACGACAACAATTTCAGTTGTTGTTCCATGCCACAACTACGCACGATTTCTTGGCGAGTGTCTGCAGTCAATCAAAGCACAGCGGAAATCTGTCTCGCAGATCATCGTGGTTGACGACTCCAGCACGGACAATCCGAAAGAAATCGTCGATCAGTTCGAAGGCGTGCAGTACGTTCGATGTGAAGTGCGGGACGTGCATGAAGCCAGAGGCATCGGGCTTTCTCATGTCACCAGCACGTACGTGGCATTCATCGATGCGGACGACATGATTCCGGAAAACTACTTCGCAGACGCGATGACAGTCTTCAAAGAGGATCGTCGGATTGCGATCGTATATCCGCATTTGGAATACTTTGGCGGCGCATCAGGTCCAGCGCACGGGACAGAGCGAGCGCCGTTTCAGTTGACAGCGGACGACATTGAACAGCGAAACTGGGTGAGCGCAGGGTCTGTAATTCGCACAGAACTGGTGCATCAGTCGTTGGTGTTCCGTGGCGGAAAGATCGACGGTTCAAAGTGCTGGTCGCAGGACTGGAGGATCGCAAAAGCAATTCTGCGTTCTGGCGCATGGATCGCCAAAAAGATGAACACGCCTTTGTCCTACCGGATGCACGGCAACAACATGTCGTTGCGGCCGAACAATGTGTACTGGAACGATGCGGACTTCGAGAATGAAACTCTGACAATCGTGATCGCGTTCAGTGGGCGATGGAGTGTCTGGGGAAAACTCAGAGCGTGGCTGTCGTCACAGACGTGGCCACTGCATCAACTCAGGCTGATGATCATCAATTCGTATCACGCGCCACTGACAACCGCCATGCTGGGACTTGAGGACTGGCAGGGGTCAATTCAGATTGAGCGAATTGACGCTGGCGTGAAGAATCTGGCTGACAAAGAACGGCGGAACAATCCAGGTGTCAGCAAAGCCGTTGAAGCGGCCGTGGGTGCAGTCTACAACACCGCAATCAGACTGCTGGGGACCGAATACGCGGTCATTATCGAAGACGATGTGGTGCCGCATCAGAAGAACGCCATCGAACTGTTGCTGAGAGAAATGGGGCCATGGGTGTCAGGCGTTTCCGGCGTCTACAGGCAGCGGTATCAGTCAGACAAGTGCTGTGCATTCAGAGTTCCGTTTCTCGGAAATGAATCGTTCTCAAGTCTTCACGGTGAAGGGATCGAAGAGGTTGACGGGACAGGGTTCGGTTTGCTTCTGACACGTCGATCACTGCTAAGACGTTTCCCATTGTCCGGCGATGGGCCGCACAAATTCTTCGATGTGGAGTTCGCGGCCAACTGCAAGGCGGCTGACAATGGCTGGTGGAAACGATTGTTGCATCGCGGCGTCACCGCCGATCACTTCACTGGCGATGAGTTTGATACGTCGCGGGACTGAAACATGGAGTGCATCCACAGAGGGGCAAAACGGCACACGTGCTGCGGAACGCCGGACTTGTGGATCTGCCGACGACACAAAAGTGATTGTGTCGCAACGGAATACGATCGCAGAAAACTTCTGGTCATGCTGAATTCAGACGACAAAACACTGGTTCTCGCCTGTGACGTCTGCACGGAATTCGCAACGGAAGTTCAAATAGGTCCACGGACCTATTATGGGAATCGCAACCAATAGGAATGCAATTGCCATTTCAAGACGGATCGCTACCATATGCGGGACACACTCACGCACACGAAAGGAAGTCCTGGGGGGCGGACGCAGGAGGGACAAATGCGCGGCATGTTTGCGTTCGTAATCATCCTGGCATTCATGGCGATCATAGATTTGTGGGGGTCAAACCAGTTGCTGGCGGCGTTAATCTCTCAAGATACAGCACGGCATTTTCACCCGAATCAGGAAATCGACCTGGTCGCTAACGCTTTGAACAGTCGGTTTATGCAGTGGGGGGCCGTTGGTGTCATGCTGAGCCTGTTTGTCTGGCTTGTCACCAGACATATCCCATATCAGGAATCACGCAGGGATGCGGAACGACGCGAAGAACGCATGGCGTTTCTGGAAGCCCTGAAGATACGAGACGAACACTATCTGGGGGCGTTGTCGGATCTTCGTGAGGGGGTGGAAGTTCATTCCAGTCTTCATCATGAGTCGAAAGAACATCTGACTACGGCGATCAATCTACTGACAATCGAAGTGAAACAACTCACGCATGCCAAGTCTTAACATGACCGGAACAGGCGTGATCATCATTGCGGTCGGGCTTGTCGTGTTGGTATGGGAAGTTGTGGCGTTCGTCACCGGAAACCGGCGTGCATTGATTTCCACATGGATGCAGAAGCTGGGGTTTAAGTCACCGGCGTCAGTGTTTGTGCTGGGAATGCTGGCAGGTCATTTCTGGACATATTTCCCGCCAACAATCGATGATGAACAGGTTGAGTGTCCGGCGTGCAAAAAATGGCTGAAGCTGACAATCGATTCGCAGTCGCTCGATGTAACAGCCGAAGTTGTCGAGAACACGACAGGTCAAAAGTTTTAGGGGCTGAAGATGCCATCTAACCCAACGCAAGAGACGATCCAAACAAAAGAGACGACTGTTCGTGTATTGGCGTCTGACGGGGTTGGATTCTCAAAAGCACTCACGCCAGAAGAACTGCGGTCGAGTCAAGGTCTGTACTCAAAGCAAGAGGCAGACGCGGCCTATGTGGCGCTCGCAGGCGCGTACTCGAATCCGGCTTGGATCACGGCACTGGATTCCTCGAAAATCACAGGACTGGCCGCAAGCCTGGCCGCGAAAGCCGATCTGGTCGGCGGACTGGTTCCGTCGAATCAATTGCCGTCGTTCGTTGATGACGTCATCGAAGCCAACAATTTCGCGTCACTTCCAGGGACTGGCGCCACCGGCAAAATCTACGTGACGATCGACACAGGAAAGACCTACCGATGGAGCGGTTCGGTCTATGTGGAACTGACAGACGCAACAGCAGTCTGGGGACAGATCAGCGGCACAGTTTCAAACCAGACAGACCTGACGTCCTATCTGGCCGCAAACTATTCAGCGGCCGGACATTCACATTCGTTCGCATCGCTCACCGGCAAGCCGACAACTCTGACCGGTTACGGTATCACAGACGCTTCAGCGGCCGGACATTCACATTCGTTCGCATCGCTCACCGGCACGCCGACAACTCTGACCGGTTACGGCATCACAGACGCTTATCCATTGTCTGGCAATCCATCCAGCTTCGTGACGACGTCGGCAGCAAATTCTGCATACGTGGCGCTCGCAGGGTCGTACTCGAATCCGGCATGGATCACAGCGCTGGATTCAGCGAAGATCACGGGACTGGCCGCAAGTCTGGCAACAAAGGCGGACCTGGTCGGCGGACTGGTGCCAGTGAATCAGATTGATTCCAGCTTCCTGACAACGTCAGCCGCGAATGCCGCCTACGTGTCGCTCACAGGTTCGTACTCGAATCCGGCCTGGATCACGGCCATCGCGCAGAATAAAGTCACGGGGCTGACGTCAGCGCTCGCAGGAAAGGCCGATCTGGTTGGCGGACTGGTGCCAGCAAACCAGCTTCCATCGTTCGTGGATGACGTCATCGAAGCCGCAAATGCAGTGGCGTTTCCGGGAAATGGTGAGACAGGCAAGATCTATGTTGCCATCGATACCGGCAAGACGTATCGCTGGTCAGGGTCCGCCTATATCGAATTGACGGATTCCACAGCGATCTGGGGGCAGATCAGTGGAACGATCACCAATCAGACGGACCTGATCACGCATCTTTCCACAAACTACGCAACGGCTGGTCATTCGCATTCGTTTGCGTCGCTCACCGGCAAGCCGACAACTCTGACCGGTTACGGCATCACAGACGCTTATCCTTTGTCTGGAAATCCATCCAGCTTCGTGACGACGTCGGCAGCAGATTCCGCCTACGTGGCGCTGGCTGGTTCGTACTCGAATCCGGCATGGATCACGGCCATCGCGCAGAATAAAGTCACAGGGCTGACGTCACTGCTTGCAGCAAAGGCTGATCTGGTCAACGGACTGGTCCCGTCAAATCAATTGCCGTCGTTCGTTGATGACGTCATCGAAGCAAACAACTTCGCTTCTCTTCCAGGGACTGGCGAGACTGGAAAGATTTACATCACAATCGACACAGGAAAGACTTATCGCTGGTCCGGCAGTGTGTACGTTGAACTGACGGATGCCACAGCGATCTGGGGACAGATCAGCGGCACAGTGGGAAACCAGACAGACCTGACGTCCTATCTGTCCGCAAACTATTCAGCAGCCGGACATTCGCATTCGTTCGCATCGCTCACCAGCAAGCCGACAACTCTGACCGGTTACGGCATCACAGACGCTTATCCGTTGTCCGGGAATCCATCAAGTTTCTTGACAACGTCTGCAGCAGACGCGGCCTATGTTTCGCTGGCCGGATCGTACTCAAATCCGGTATGGATCACGGCGCTGGATTCATCGAAGATCACAGGACTGGCCGCAAGTCTGGCAACAAAGGCGGACCTGGTTGGCGGACTGGTTCCGTCAAATCAGTTGCCGTCGTTCGTGGATGACGTCATCGAAGCCGCCGACTTTGGATCGCTTCCAGGATCGGGGGCGACTGGGAAAATCTATGTGACGATCAACAATGGCAAGACGTACCGATGGTCCGGCAGTGTGTACGTCGAATTGACAGACACCACAGCCATCTGGGGAGAGATCAGCGGCATTGTGACCAATCAGGCGGACCTGATCACGCATTTGTCAACGAACTATGCGACGGCCGGACATTCGCATTCGTTCGCGTCACTCACCAGCAAGCCGACAACTCTGACCGGTTACGGCATCACAGACGCTTATCCATTGTCTGGAAATCCGTCAGGGTTTTTGTCGAGTATTGCAGACGGATCAATCACGCCGGAAAAGATGCAACACGTCGGCACAGCCACGGTGTTTTACAGAAAGACCAGCGGGACCGGCGTGCCGGAAGTGCATGCACTGTCCACGCTGAAAACCGATCTTGGCTTGACCGGCACGAACAGCGGCGACCAGGACTTGAGCGCGTATCTGACGTCAGCAACAGCCGCGTCAACATACGTGGCGCTGGCGGGATCGTATGCAAATCCGTCGTGGATTACGTCGCTCGCCTGGGGCAAGCTGACAGACGTGCCATCAGCCGTGTCTTCGCTGTCTGGTACGAATACCGGCGACCAGACGATCACGCTCACCGGCGACGTCACAGGTTCAGGTGCGGGATCGTTTGCAGCGACTATCGCAACACAGTCCGTCACACTGGCCAAAATGGCGTTTGTGAGTTCTGGCACATTGTTCTACAGAAAGACGGCCGGATCAGGCGCGCCGGAAGTGCAGACGCTGAATACACTCAAAACTGATCTGCAGTTGTCCGGAACGAATACCGGTGACCAGGACTTGGCGCCGTATGCGACAATCTCTGCATCGGTAGCCTCATTCGTGGCGCTGGCTGGATCGTATGCAAATCCGTCGTGGATTACGTCGCTCGCCTGGAGCAAGCTGACAGGCTTACCAGAGGCCGTGACGTCACTGTCTGGCACAAACACCGGCGACCAGACGATCACGCTCACCGGCGACGTGACGGGTACAGGCACGGGGTCATTCGCGGCGACGATCGCTGCTGGCGCAGTCACGCTTGCCAAGATGGCCAACATGGCAACGGCCAGCGTGTTCTACAGAAAGACGGCTGGATCAGGCGCGCCGGAAGTCCAGACGCTGGCAACGCTTAAAACTGATCTGGGCTTGACCGGGACAAACAGCGGGGATCAGACAATCACGCTGACCGGCGACGTGACAGGGACGGGCACGGGGTCATTCGCAACGACAATTGCATCCGGAGCGGTCACGCTTGACAAGATGGCCAATATGGCGACGGCCAGTGTGATCTATCGCAAAACGGCCGGATCAGGTGCACCGGAAGTCCAGACGCTGGCGACTCTGAAGACGGACCTGGAATTGACGGGAACGAATAGCGGCGACCAGACAATCACGCTCACAGGGCACGTCACAGGTTCAGGCACAGGATCGTTTGCGACAACGATTGCAGCCGGAGTAGTCACAAACGCGATGTTGGCCGGTTCAATTTCTGTTGGCAAGTTATTGGTGGCGGGAACGCCAACAGGAGGGAAGTTTCTTCGTGACGACGGATCATGGCAGGTGCCATCAGCGGGGGCAACTGGCGTGGTAACGCTCAACGGACTCACTGACGCTACTCAGAATTTTGGCGTATCGTCAACCGGGACAGATTTCGGGATCACATCTAGTGGCACAATTCATACTTTCAATTTGCCAAGTGCCAGCGCGACAGCACGCGGATTGGTTACAACAGGCGCGCAAACATTTGCTGGCAACAAGACGTTTTCTGGAACGATTTCAGCCAGCAATTTGTCTGGTACAAACACCGGGAATCAGACCATCACGCTCACAGGGCACGTGACAGGCTCTGGCACGGGAACGTTTTTGACAACAATTGAAGCTGGCGTTATCACAAATGCGATGCTCGCAGGTTCAATCGAAATCAACAAACTGTATATCACCGGAATTCCGGACGGGACAAAATTCCTTCGAGACGATGGCGTGTGGGCGGCTGGTGCTGGTGGTGGTAGTGGTGGGATTACGTCGCTGAATGCACTCACCGGAACAAGCCAGACGCTGGAAGTTGGGACGTCAGGGACAGACTTTGCCATCGTATCAACAGGAACGTCGCACACGTTCAATTTGCCAAGTGCCAGCGCAACAGCGCGTGGTGTGGTCACCACGGGCACGCAGACGTTCGCTGGCAACAAAACGTTTTCAGGGACGATCACCGCCAGCAATCTGTCAGGAACGAACACCGGGGATCAGACAATCACGCTGACAGGCGCTGTCACTGGATCTGGAACGGGGTCATTCGCAACAACAATTCCGGATGGTTCGATCAACCATAATAAGTTTGAGCATAGTGCTTCAGGAACTCTTTACTACAGATTCTCTGCTGGTATTGGTCCGATGCAGCAATGTGACCTGTCATCGTTCAAAACATTCCTGGGGCTAACCGGGACAAACAGCGGAGATCAGACAATCACGCTGACCGGCGATGTCACTGGCACGGGCACTGGTTCTTTCACCACGACGATTGCCGATCGAGCAGTAACACTCGAAAAGATGTCCAACGTTGCGACAGGTACTGTCTTCTATCGCAAAACGGCGGGAACAGGGGTTCCTCAAGTTCAGACGCTGGCGACGCTGAAAACCGATCTGGACTTGACCGGAACGAACACCGGCGATCAGACGATAAATTTAAGCGGGGATGTCTCGGGAGTTGGGACAGGAGCGTTCACGACAACGATCGTGGCGGGGGCGGTCACACTTGCCAAGATGGCCAACGTGGCAACGGCCAGCGTGTTCTACAGAAAAACGGCTGGCAATGGTACACCGGAAGTTCAGACGCTGGCGACGCTGAAAACTGATCTGGGCTTGACCGGAACAAACAGCGGCGACCAGACGATCACGCTCACCGGCGACGTGACGGGAACGGGCACAGGATCGTTTGCAACAACCATTGCAAACTCATCTGTCACATTGGCCAAGATGGCAAACATGGCAACGGCCAGCGTGTTCTACAGAAAAACGGCTGGCACTGGTGCACCGGAAGTGCAGACGCTGGCAACGCTGAAAACCGATCTTGGACTGATTGGAATGAATACCGGCGACAACTCGTTTAATACGGGCACCACCGGAACTGACTTCAACGTTGTGCTGTCTGGAAACACCATCATTTATCACCTGCCTAATGCAAGCGCAACAGCGCGTGGAGTAGTGACCACTGGCACGCAGACGTTCGCCGGAGCAAAGACGTTTACCTCAGACCTTTCAGCAACCATGAATTTTTCGGTGTCGGGTTTAATTTCTCTGGGGGGAGATGTTGTACTTTGTCGCGATGCAGCTAATACCTTCGCCGTGAAGAACTCGGTTAATGCACAAACGTTCCGAGTTTACGGCATAGCAACATCGGCGTCGTCTTATGAATTCCTGCAGATCTATGCCAGACCAGGGGCGAATGTCGAAATCGGTCCGCAAAATGGAAGTGGTGGCGGTACGCTCAGAGGCATCACACTGGGTGGATACTCGAACGGTAGCAGTACGATCACACCGTGGTTGACGATCACAAACACTGGCGCTGCGTCATTCAGTTCGGCGCTCGCCGTCGCTGGGAATACAACCTTATCAAATACAACAATCTTAGAGTCTGCCAATCTCTATGTTCGTAACGCTAATTTGTGGTTCGACACGTATGGAACTCACGCCGGAATGCGAAGCAGACGAGCGAACGGAACATTGGCATTGCCATTGGGAGCACTGGAGAACGATCTTGTTGGGTTCTGGTCTTCGGCGGGATACCACAGCGGAGGGGCGTTTCATACAAATTGGGGCTGTACTCTGGCGATGTATGCGGCGGAAGACTACACACCAACGGCACAGGGTACTACCTTTCGTATCAATACGGCAACAATCGGGACGACCGCAGCAGTCACACGGTTCTTCATTGCTGATGACGGCAAGGTTGGAATTGGAACTAATTTCACCACACCGGCAAGTCGCCTGAATGTCGTTAGTACAACAGAGCAACTGAGAATCGGGTACGATGCTGACTCATACGTGAGCCACACGGTATCATCGACCGGCGTTCTGAATATAGACGCCGCGAGTGGTCAAATAATTTTTAGCGACGTGACGACAAACGCGACGAACAAGTCGTGGCGTCTCGGAATGAGGCATTACACGAACGCGGAAGAGCCGTTTCTGCTGCTCTTTGGGACCGCTGAAACCGCCGCCAATACCCTCAATATCGGCGGCGGAACATCACTCGGAAATGCTGCGACACTCCTTAGATTCTATACGGCTGCCAATAACACCACGGTGACCGGCACAGAACACGGGCGGCTGACATCGGCTGGCCTGTGGGGATTTGGGACTGGAGCGGCATCAGTGACGACGGCTGCAAAGGTGCATGTCGTTTCCACGACTGAACAGTTACGAGTTGGGTACGACAATGATGACTACTTTTCAACCACGGTCAGTTCGACGGGTGGAGTCACGTTCAATGCGGTTGGGTCCGGTTCGGCTTTCACTTTCTCGGACACAGTGACTTGCAGTTCAAATCTTGCTGTCACTGGTATCACGACACTGGACGGGCAAGCAATCGCTGAGGGTCACATTACTGCAAAAACTTGCAGTCTCTACTTCGACACTTATGGTGCTCATAACGGTATGCGTCACAGGCGAGCCAACGGCACATTCGCAGCGCCAACCAAAGTGATATCCGGCGACTTGTTAGGGTTTTGGCACGCAGTTGGATATTATGAGACAGGTGGTGGGGCAGGAGCATTCCACGATAATCTTTCAGCGGGAATCCTTTATTATGCCGCTGAGAATTTCACATCAGCGGCATGTGGTGGCAACATACGGTTTCAAACCACTCCGATAGGTTCGACAAGTCCTGCTGTCCGCATGATTATTGGAGCAGCGGGTAACATCGGGATCGGATCATTCTCTACTGAGCCTACAGCAATTCTCGATATCGTGGGAAGTTCGATTCGACTGAGAACAGCGAGAACTCCAGCCAGTGCGGCGGCAGCAGGCAACCAAGGTGAAATCTGTTGGGACGCGAACTATGTTTATGTCTGCACCCAAAATAATTTCTGGAAGAGAGCGGCAATCGCGACGTGGTAAAGAGTGTAATTTTAGGGAAGGTGAGTTATGCCATTTGAAGTACCAGTCGCATCATTCGATGCACACGATCATGCCAGGAACAAGGTGCTTCGCGCCAATCAGTTAGAGGAAACGTATCGGGTTCATTTTATTTCTTCTTACGAAGACTTCTGGGGGGTGTCTGGACAGTACGAAACCAGATACGTCGACGGACAGCCGGTGACCACTTTCGTCGGGAACGGTAGCCGATACTCTGTTGAACAGATGCAGTCTATTCTCGACATACTGGGTGCGACCGCGATTTCCATCATGACAGCCGCAGCGGGTTTGGTTCAATTCATCGAGGCGGCATATCCCGGCGCTCTGGATGATCGATACAAGGCGGCAGCATTTGAGTACACAATTGGCCAGGGCGGCATCACGCTGACGAAATTGGCGGACGCATGGTCAGAGCCTTTGGTGGAGGAATCAGAGCCTCTGGTGGAGGAATCAGAGCCTCTGGTTGAACAACAGTCTGAAGAATAATAATTCCACCAGCAAGAGACGAAAAACTACGGAGCGGAAACGTCGTATAGAGAAACAAGGGACGTTGTCCACAGTGCGCAGATCGGATATCAAGGCGATTCGATATGCCAAACAAAAAGCCTTGCAGGATGGGTGTTTAAGATGGCGAAGAAATTTAATGTCAGTTTCAATGTTATGGCAAAACTCATCAGCGGAAAGCCAATGCTGGATGAGAAAGAGAATGAGGTCAAACTGGGGCCGATTCTGGCGGATCACATTGCAGGTGCAGCCGCAGAAAAGAATGTGATCAAATTGTATTCCTGGGCCAGTAAAATGTCGGCCAGCGAATCGATCGAATTGGACAGTGAAGATCTTGCGTCACTGAAATCGTTCGTGGAGTTGTTGCCGCGAATGCCGTTGTTTCTCAAGGCACAATGCCTTGAAATCCTGAACGTAGCGAAAGCTGAAGAATGACAACCGTTTCCTGCTATATGCCAGGTCTGTCCGGGTATCTGTCGACGCCTGGAAGAACGCTCACGTTGAAGTTGACGAAGAGCAGTGATTTTTCTGCGCTCAATGGCGCAGGGGATCTTTTGGCTGAAGCGGGTGGCGGTTGGTTCACGGCGTCCGTCGATGAACCGTGGACGGAAACGCTTGGCGCTGCTGTTGTCAATCAGTCCGGACTTGTGCCGTTCTATGGCCAGCTTGGCGTGAGTGAAACGCGCGTCACGGAAGTGGTTGGAAAAGTTGTGCTGGCCAATGACGATATCAGTCTGCTGGTCAGCACAACGATTTCGGCGATCACCAGTCAGACGGTCTTCCGTCTTGCTGCGGGGTCTGCAGACAACAGCGCTTATGTTGGGCAGATGGTTGTCATCACGGACGCGGCAACAGCACTGCAGAAGTCTGTGGGCGTGGTCAGTGCGTACGCAGGAGCAACGCGGGAAGTCACGCTGGAAGCAGCGCCACGGTTCACGGTGGCAATCGGTGATAAGGTCACAGTGATCGCGATTGCGTCCGCGACGTCTGGCGGCGGTGGCGGTGGCAATGGAACAGCCGTAACGCTTCTGCTGGGGGCGACGATTCCGTTGAACGTGGGAAGTGTCACAGGGCTTGATCAGGATCTTGTGATCGGCGACACGTACACGGCCGACGTCGGTCGAAGAATTCCGATCACACTGACAGACATCTACGGGAACGCGGTATCGACCACCTTTGGAAACAAGTCGCTATCCGATGTTAACTGCACAATCAGGTGTCTGTTGCATCCGGAAAACGCTCGAAACACTGGAAATGTGAAGGCATTCGCGGAAGGCACGTGTGAGTTCGTCGCTGCCGTTGGGCAAACACCAGCGATGCTCCGATTGAGTTTATCACATACTGTGACCATCAAGTTCACGCCTGGCGTCTATCGCGTCCAGTTTCGCGCCGAGTGGTCAACTGGGGAAAGTGTGACGTTGGCGTGGAAGGGATTAGCCACTTTTGTCAGGCGACTGATCACGAATTAACAGTTTACGTACTGTATTTTTCGTGTTGTTTATGTTATGAACCGCACGAATTATGTTGAAAACGCAATGCATCGCGAGCCGTTCAGTAGTGCCTGAAGGACGTCAAAATGATAGAGCCAGGCAATGATCCAGCATTCATCACGGCATTGTTCTCACGAATTTTCACACCACAATTGCCTGCAGGTTCCGTGATTGGAGCAGATGGGTTCGGTGCGTCGAAAATTCTTAGTCCTGCAGAAATTCGCGCGGCTGCAAGTGCCGATGGCGAGCCATTAGGTGGAGGTAGTGGGCTTGACGGCAAGACGGTTCGCAGTGGCAGCGGAGCGCCCTCAAACGGTTTAGGCGTCGATGGCGACTTTTACATCAACACGGCAGCAAACACGATTTATGGTCCGAAGACTAGTGGCAATTGGGGATCACCGACGTCATTGGTTGGACCAGCGGGTGCCACAGGACCGACAGGAGCCAACGGCACCAACGGCACCAACGGACTTGACGGCAAGACGGTTCGCAGTGGCAGCGGAGCGCCCTCAAACGGTTTGGGCGTCGATGGCGACTTTTACATCAACACGGTAGTGAGCGAAATCTACGGGCCGAAAACGGCAGGTGCGTGGGGTTCACCGACATCACTCGTGGGACCAGCCGGTTCAGGTGGTGGCGGCGGCGGCGTTTCAAATTCACGGGCATTCGCAATAGGATTGATATTCTAATGGCTGCACCAAACTTACCATCGATGACAGCCTGTTACGGTCGCACAGCCGTTTTGGTTGTCACAACTTCGGCAACTGCGATTCTGACCAATTCGGCAGCAAGCAATAAAGTGTTGCGCGTCGTTGGCTTGTGGGTATCAAACGTTGACGGAGCGGTTGCTGCTGATGTAACAGTTGATCTTTTTCGCAGTGGCGTGGCGTATCGCATAGCGTTCACAGTCGGTGTTCCAGCAGATGCAACAATTGACTTGTTGAGCAAACCGCTTTATCTGGAAGAAGGGGATTCGCTACGACTAACTGCGTCAGTGAATGGGGACTTGGAAGCAGTTTGTTCTTATGAGGATATTTCTTAATGAGACCAGAAGCAGGAATCATTACTGGGTTATTGCCTACGTGGACGACAACTAACTCCAGCGGAATTTTCTCATTGCGCGAAGCCCAGCAAATGCTACCACAGGGGAAGTGGTCAAGGGGGCCGATATCGCCAACAAACTTAGTGGCACAACCGCAAAGTGGAGCTTTATCGCTGACATGGACAGCACCGGCTACGACGCACGGCACGATCACAAACTATCTCGTGGAATATACGCCATCCGGAGGAGCCTTAACAGCAGTGCTAACTGGCAGCACAACCCCGGCATATACAATCACTGGACTAACAAACGACATTAGCTACACAGTACGTGTGGCGGCGGTAAATTTTACGGTTGGCCAGTATGCAAGCACTACCGCAACACCGTCTGGCACTATATCACCGAATACAATTGCTGGATTGCAACTTTGGTATGATGCGGCTGACGCAACCACGTTGTACACGGCAATAAGTGGAGGATCAACTCCAGCAAACAATGGAGAAGTAAGACGAATTCAAGATAAGTCTGGAAACTCAAGGCACGCAACTACGAGTAATAATAGCTCTACTGGTAGCGGCCAGCATAAAATTGCATCGCTCAATGGCAAAAATACGTTAGATTCTCCCACCAACACGTTATTTAATATAGCTAATGGTTTTCAATTAAGTTTCCTGCATCAATCGCAGGGTACTGTATTTTGCGTTTACAAAAATAAATCCTACTTAACAGCCTTAACCAGCAATACTTCCCAGTCGTTATTGGGTGCCGGAGCGATAGACAGCAACCAAATACAAGGCCCGGGATGGGCAATGCAAAATGAAATTACATATCGGAGTTGTGACAAAACGTCATGCACTGATATCCAAAAAAATTATATACGGGTAGCTGCAAAAAACCTGAACTCATTTGGAAGTAGATACTTCGCAGAGTCTAGCACAAATTCATTTGCAATGGATACTTGGCATAATTTAACTATTTCCTCTGATATGACACAAGCATCAGCATCCAATAGGGGTAGCATAATACTTGCTAACAACAATCTCGCATTAAGTGAAAGTGGAAGTTTGGCTGAAGGTGGTATCGGAAATGTTGCGTACTATTTATTTCGTGCTTTTACTGGATCATTAGCGGAACTGATCGTTTACAATTCGGTGTTATCGAGCGCACAAATCAATGGCATTAGAAACTATTTGTACGAAAAATGGGGGGTAACGTGATGAATTGCGAAAAACATGTCTTACTGGTTCGCAGCTTCATAGCACCAGAAGAATGTTCAATTTTGACGGACTGGGCTGTGGCGTCTGCCGATACGCAATTTGTTGATGGCGTCAGCGGAAACTGGGAAACCAAAGAGTTCATTCAAGTGATAACCAGAAAAACGAACAGGATGTCCAGAAACATCCAGTATCCTGATTTGGTTTACACAATACAGAATCGACTGCGAGAGGCATTTCCGTTGATCAAAGAGGCGGAAGTTATCGAAGGGCACGGCAAGGACGGCGTGGTTGTAAGCATCACGTATGATGGCGGCGACGTGTATCGACATAAAGATCCAGCTACTGATTGGCAGGCTCCAGGCACTGTTGCACTGCGGTTCAACATACTGGTAAGTGCGGCGGAGTCGGGTGGGTTGATCCACGTAGAAGATGCGACATACAAGCTGCAAGCTGGCGATTTGATGGCGTACAGTGTCAGTGAGAATTACCACCACGTAGAGACCTGCTTTGGAAGCACCCCGCGTATCATGTTTATGTTCGGGTTTTGTGTACCGCGAGGCAGCGAGTTATGAGAGGTGTCATGTGGCATAATAACTCTGTCGGTCTTGCTCTTGTGCCGCGCAGCGGTAGTCACACTCTGTTTAGTTTGATTTTGAAGCACTTCGACCCACAAGCTCGGCAAGAAAGCTGGGAGCCGCATCAAGGAAAACGCTGGCATCCCGTGATGAATCTACAGCAGGGAATGTGTGATCTGTCCGTGGAGAATGTGCCCGGAGAAGTTACGCTTGCAGTCGTTGTGAGAGATCCAGTTGAGCGGTTTCGAAGTGCGTGTGCGAGACTGCAGAAACCACCAGCCGCCGTGATAGCAGAAAATCTCGACGATGTGCATACGTGGACGCTCGACAGCATGGGCCTTTTGAGTCACCCACAAGCCAAGTATTTCTTGTTTTCACAGTTAACCCAGTGTGCTGAATTTCTTGGACTCCCCACGCCACTGCCTCAAATGAATGAAGAGCCAGTAAAACCCGAACTGAGTAATCAAGAACTGCAATTTGTGGTGCAGCACTACGCCAGAGATATTGCTCTGTTCAATAGTCTGAATAACATCTGAGATACAACGACGCAGACAGTCGCTCTGACAGAGAGGATTGCTCACATGATGCCATCGCCGGAAGAACAAAAGAAGATCGACGATCTTGCAAATGAAGTGCTGAAAGAATTGCGTCGAGTAACTGTGCGAAATTTCTGGATCGAAACAATACGCTCAATTGCAACCACGCTGCTACTCGGAATCGTAATTGCATTTGTCGTGTGGTTTTCATCATGTCGCTAGACGCATCACTCAGGCGAGTTGTTACTAATTGATGAAGCAACACGTCATTGCTCTGGACTTTGCGTATGCGTCATGGTAACACAGGCACGGCATGTGATTGCATGATTTCACATTTGTGGTGAGTGACGAGTGTCGTCGCGATTGATGGAGGTTACAGATGGCTATTGCATTGGATTCGAAGCCGGTGATTGATGATCTTGTCCGGAAGCTGAATGAAAGCCTGGACATTCCGATCGTTCCTGAATCCGTGGAAGCACAGGCCATTCTCTGGATGGTCGAAAGAATCGCGCCGCATATTCCAGAGTGGGCTATTGCTGCGATGGCGACAGTGGCAGACGGCGTCACGATGGAAGAACTCAAGGTGTTGGCCGACGTATTGACGACGGAACTCAATAAAGCCGTCGACGTTCCCGGAGCGCCGGAGTTCGTGGAAGAGAAGATTATCGCCCTGGTGGTCAATGGTTTATTGGAATACGCGCTGCAGGGCTATGCTCTGCCGGTTGAATAGTTGTTGCAGTTATGAACTGTGCGAATGCTGAAAATGTGTTCGCGCAGTTTTTTTTTCGTCAGGTTGTTTTGTCAAGGTTTATCGGGGGTGTGGTATGTGGTTCAATCGTCTCATTTCAGCGTGCGTCGTATCGTTGGTTGTCGCAGTGATTACGATGGTCGCGGGATACTGGGATTCACGCGGAGTGATTCCTGTCGGTGATGCAAGAATTCCATCGCGGATGGTCGCGTTTGTGCTGATTGGAATCGGCGGCAGCGTCGCGGCGGCGTTCGGCAATGCCGTCAACTGGAAGTCTGTCATGGCAGGGCTGGGTGATAATTTGCAGCCAAAGAAGCCAGAGCCGGGGCCGAAGTCAAGTCCGGACACGGACCATTCCATCACGCCAGAGTCAGTGGCGGCGATACCGGTTGAAGTCGCGCATCTGTTGGGGTGCGTGCATCATCTTCGCGTAGCCTTGATTGCAGACGAAGAGGGCCAGGAATTGCTTGACAAAGTGCAGATCAAAGTCGGCCGAGTGACGGCCAAGAGTGTTTCCGAGTAACAAATCGAGGGGTGTCGCATGCGTCTGCCTTTTCTTGCGCTGTTGATTTTGATTTTCGGGTGTGTCCAGATCGATGACGGCAAAGACGATGTTGTCGTGCCAGACGTTCCGAAGCCGGACGTTGTGACTCCGATTGAACCTGGTAAGCCAGAAAAAGTGGACGCGGCGTTCCTGAGTGCTCTGGTGTCGGATGCATCGATCACCAAGGACGTCTGCATGCGATACGCGGCGCTGTTCCGTGCGTTCTCGCAGTCGTTTCAGGAACGCGCTGATATCCCGGCAATGATGCTGCTGAATGCGTGCATCAAGACAGCAGGCCAGTTCGTGAAAGAGCCGCATCCATTGGTGACTGCGGAACTGGAGAAACTCAAAACGGTTGAGAAGTCACGCGAATTGCTGGTGCGTGCGTTCGATCAGTTGTCTGAAACCATGCGAGCGGCAGCAAAGAAGAAATAGGGGCGCAACGTGTCACAGATTATCACGTCCGGAAATTGCATTGACTTCTGCGGGTGGGGTCGTCGCGATGCGACCACGATGCGGGAACGCATTACAGAGGCGCAACGACTGGCGGATGACGTGGCTTCGAAGTTTGCGAAGCCATTTTTTATTGCCGGTCAGAAAGAGTCAGGCGCCGGTAAAAACATCCGACTGGATCTGGCCGTCAATGCGGTGACAGATTCGACGATCCGCATTGATCCGCAGTTGCTGGGGGATTGTGTTGCAACCGCAATGATTCGCACGCTGGTGATGCGATTGTGCGGGGCGATTTTGAACGATGCGTTCGAGGAATATCAGTGGCTCTTCTCGCCGTTTCATTATGCGACGGGGCGTGTGCTGGTCGGAAAGAATCAGCTACGCGGCGGTGATGGTTCGGTCGGCGGATGGCAGGCTGAAGCGGTAGCGTTGTATGGCGTGATTGCCGAGGCGACGGCTGGGATTCAGTACACGAAAGCGCTGGGTCAGGCGTGGGGCGACGATCGCAAGTATCAAGGCAAGTCGTTCCGTGATTATCTGGAGCAGGCGACTGGGCAGAAAGTTCTGCAGTGGGCGAGAACGAACGGCTGGAATGAGACGCGAGATTCTCTGTATCACGGCTATCCATTGCACATCTGTGCAAACACCGGCTACACGATGAAGCCGACAAGTTCAGGGTTCCACATGCCATCAGGCACGTGGCCGCATGCCATGACGATCTATGCGTTCTGGGAGAACGTCAAAGTGCCATGCGTAGCGATTCTGAATTCATGGGGTGACGTCCACGGTCGTGTCAAAGATCCATTGACGGGCGAACTGTTGCCGCCAGGAACGCTGCTGGTGCCGATTGCGGAGTTCGTTCAACGGCATCTGCGGGGCGCGGAGTGTATCGCGATCAGCAGTGCAGACGGGTTCAACGCAAATATCGACTGGTCGAAACTGGGTGGCGTAAAGTCTCAGGTGGCTTAAACGGAGTTTGCAGACAGTTCACAGGTGCAGGAGTACGTGAAAATGAGACGTTGGTTATTGTTGGTGGCATCGTTGGTTTTGGTGGGTTGTGGTCAGGCGGTGATGACGCCGAAAGTAATCGTGATTCCGGTCGATGAGCAGACTGTGCTTGATGGAAAAGTCTTGCTGTGGATCAACGCGAATGCGGACGGGCGGGAAAAGCCGACTCCGAGTGTTCCGGACAATGGTCCAGCGAAGTGTCTGTGCGGCGGGACGGGGCGATCTGGTGACGGACTGGGGCCGTGTGCGTGTCAGCCGAATTGCACATGCAAAAAGGCATCCAGCGAGGCGGCGGAAACAGTTCTTCCGGAAACCGGAAAGGAATCTTCCGGAGCCGATCAGGGCGTTTCTGAAACGGCGGAAACAGTTGTTCCGGAAAGCGGAAAAGAGTCTTCCGAACCTGATCCTGGCGTTCCGATGCCGGAAGACGTTCCAGAGCCAGCGGTGTCGTCGCCAGCGCCAGCGTCTGAAGCTGAGTCGACTGAGTTTGTGGAAGACACGGACGGCGAGAACCTGGACCGGTTGACGAAAGTGGTTGAGGATCTGACTGACAATCAAGTCAAGATCGTGAGCAAGATTGAAATCCTTGAACAACGGATTCAGGCACTGGAAAAACCGGTGGCAGCGGCGAGTAAACCGGACGCGCCAAAGGTGTCGGGGTTCACAGAGTCGCAGGCGAAGTCGGTCAAACTGGTGATGGTGTCGCAGGATTCTTGTCAGCCATGCAAAAGGATGATCGACAATGTGTTACCCGAACTGGAACGACGCGGCTATCTGGTTGCAAAAGCGAATGCAGGGTGGGTCGGTCAGGATGGCACAGAGTCGCAGATTCAGGTCATCAAGATTCGCGATCTTGCAGCCACGTCGGAAGCGGCTGAAGCGTTGAAGTGGGCCAAAGGCAAAAGCACGCCGTTTCTTTGTTACTTTGTCGATGGCGTTCTGCGCAGGACAGCACAGGGCGAATGGACAGCCGATTCGATTGAAAAGTCGATCAGAGAGTTGTCAGAGGCCGCAGGGAAGCCACAGACGTCGACAGGGGGCTTCAGTGACGTGTATCGATCGGTGGTGTCGACGACTGGGCGTTTGCCGGTTGTGACCACGGTGTGGGGCCGAATTGATCTTGAGACATACCAGCGGAACTGCAATTGCCAGATGTGCCAGGGAATTCGTTCTCTGCAGTCGCAGTATCGCAAGAGCCGGACGGTTCCTGTTGTGCAGGCGATCGCGGCCGTTCAGGCGCCGTCGACAGAGGCGATGACAGGGGACGTGATCGCGGCATTGAAACTGAGTGCAGACGACGTCTTCGCGGATATCGGATGCGGTGACGGGCGAATTCTGATTGCGGCGGTGCAGGCGTCCGGATGCACGGCGGTTGGAATTGAGATTGATCCGAAGCAGGCAAAGCTGGCCAGGCATCGAGTGGCGGAAGCGGGGCTTTCGGATCGCATCACGATACTGACAGGCGACGCACGGAAGTTTGATCCTGGGCAATACAACGTGACAGCAGCGGTGGCGTATTTGTATCCACAGTTGCTGGGTGAACTGAAGCCGATTTTGTCACGTGTTCCGAGACTTGTGACGCCATTCCATCAGGTGCCTAGAATGGGAATGATCCAATTAGGAGAAATATGGCTGAAGACTGATTCGTCAGTCGATGGTATCAATGAAATCTGACTCAACAGCGGGGCCGAAAGACCACAGAAAAAATGTCGGCCGTCTTATGGTAGTCTGGCCAGAAGCAAAGTTGTTTGAGTAGTGTGCCATAACGCAAGAAACGACGTGAAATCTGTAAACTCCTGGCCTTCGCACGGCTTGGTCTAAGCTATGTGCGGTGACGCGGCAAACCGTCAGAATCGTTTCAGCCGCCTTTTTGTTTTAGATTGAAAACTATGATGACTGATCCATGGCAGCGCTATCGATATGAGGCGGTCGTTGTGTCTGTCTATGATGGCGACACGGCGACACTGGAAATAAATCTTGGCTTTTCCACAAAGCGAGTTGAGCGTTGTCGGCTTGCAAGGATCAACGCGCCTGAGATTCGTGGCGATGAGCGTGCGAAGGGGATCATGTCGCATGATTATTTGAAGTCGCTTATCCCGGTTGGCAGCACGGTTTATGTTCAGACCATTCGCGACTCGCGGGAAAAATACGGTCGATATCTTGCTGAAATTCATATCAAAGATGGTTGCGTGAATGATCTGATGGTGAAAGCTGGTCACGCTGAATACAGGGAATACTGATGACACAGATATCAGAGGCGTTTGAGCAGGCAATTATGCGTGACGTGAAAGCCGTGGGGATGTTTCGCATCCGGCGATCGATCACGGTTACAGAGTTCATGCGGGATATTCTTGCGGCCGTACTTTCGGATTTGCCGCAGATTGCAGTCGCCGGTTTGATCGTTCATCGTCCGGGGTCGATATCGATTCAGATGACTGGGTTTCGTGACTGGAAAATGACACCACCGATGCCGATCAGTGTGACGGCGTTGGGGACGAACATTTCGTTTGACGTGTCGGAAGTGCAACTGGTTGAGGATGAAGAGACGGGGCATCCGGCGTTGCTGGTGACGACTGCATCGGGGTTGAAGCCGGACCTGATGATGGTTTTCGACGTATCTGCTGATGAGCCTGTTGAACCGAGACAGGACGCGCCGAGTCATGAGGAACTGTCGACGCTGTTCATTCGCCATCAGGTTCCGAAGAAATACTGCATGGTGATTGAGAATGTTGTTGGTGTCGCATGGGGAGCACAGCAGTTAGCGCCGAAACGCATGAACGCATTCCGTGGCACGATGACGCAAGAGTCAGCGGAAGACACTGCCGAGTTGATTGTGCAGGATTTGATTGATCAGCAAGTCGTCAGGGCGGGATTGTTCTTTTGGATTCAGCTTGGATATTGGCTGGTGAAGATCATTGCGGCGTTGATTCAGGCGCGTCGCTAGTCTTCGCAGGTGCCAAACGAAAAACCGGCCGTGTGGTCGGTTCATTGGTGGGGCTGGCGTGCATGGGTCACTGTGCACGCCAGTTTTTTTTGCACTGGGTTTTGGGGGAGTTGGTTATGCTGGTCGTGTTGGAAGGGATTGACGGAACGGGAAAGGCGACGCAGACGAAGTTGTTGGCAGAGAAGCTTCGGGCACAGGGGTTTCTGGTCACGACGTCAGCGTTTCCACGGTACGGCATGGGGCATGGTGCGGAACAGGTGTCGCGTTATCTGCGGGGTGATTGTGGCGATCTTGATCCATATGCGGCAGCGATGTTCTACGCGGTAGATCGTTTGGAGCACCGGGGCGATCTGATTGGAAAGCTGAATACGTCCGACGTGGTGATCGTGGATCGCTATGTGGGATCGAATCTGGCGCATCAGTCGGCGCGGGTGATTGGAGATCATGAAAAGCAGGTGCATCTAAAGCGGTTCATCATGTGGCTGGAATATCAGCTTTACAAAATGCCGCAGCCGGACGTGCAAATTTTGCTGAGCACAACGGAAAAAACGGCAGAGTCGAATCGGGTGTCGCGTGAGTCAGACGACGTGCATGAGCGTGACGGCGGGCATCAGCAGCGGGCGTTGGCACAGTACAAGTCGATCGCGGCCGAACACGGGTGGCTGATGGTTTCGACGGTGGAAAACGGTGTGCAGCGGTCACCGGACGAAATTTCTCAGAATCTGTACGAGCACGTTATGCGTGAGAGAATCTACAAAACAGGGAAGCCGCATGACGTAAACCTTTTGCGACTTGCGACAGTGATTTTTGGGGATCTGATGGTCAATCCGAGCGAGCAGCGATTGAGTTTATGCATTGCGTCGGCAAAACGTGCGATGGAATATGTGGCGTCGTGTGGAGAAAAGAAAGACGCATAATCAAGTAGGTATAGCGGGAATCTGTTGACTTTCTGGAAACCCATATGTAGTAAGTATGTGTGGATGAACAGTGTTGTATGGATGCATGCCTGCGTTAGCTTTGCCTTTTGCGGGTGTTTTTTGTCAAATTGGTCCTCAAATGGAGTATTGATCGAGATGTTCACGGGGGTGGGATATGGCGGCATTCAGACAGGTCACAGTACGTGTCCCAGAGACACATGCTAGACGCATCGAGGAAATTGATGGCAGGTCACTTCAGGTGATCATTGAGGAAACGATTCTGGGCTGGTTTAAGGATGAGCGCAGGCGTGATATTCCCGTCAAGCGACAGGGAATAAGCTGGAGCCGTGACGTGTACGCGGCGTTGCTGAAGTATGTTGGCGTGGGTGGAATATCGCGCTTCATACGTGAAGCGGTGTATGATGATTTGTCAAAGGTCGAGAAAGACCTGTTTGCGGTTCCGGACTGGAAAGAGGGCCGCGAGGAAATCAAGAACACGAAGCTGAATCGTGATTCGCCGCCAGATCGTCTGGCACTGCAGGCGCCGATTATATTTCCGGCGCAGTGGATTGAACGGATCGAAGTGCTGTATCCGGGTAAGGTGTCCACGTACATCAAGGCCGTGACACAGATGAAGCTGGAAAAGCAGTACAAGATTGAACTGCCGGTTCAAAAGGGAATGGGCAGTTTTCTGAATCGGTGATCTTCAAAAAATGAAAACAGAACCCGCAAGAAAAGCGTTTGAGATTTCAGGCAGTTGACTGTCAGAACTTTTGGACTTTGTTTTTTGTGGGGGTGTGTTTCGATGATTGCTGCAAACAAGTGCGCTGAGATCAACATTCAGGACGTTGGGGCGATCGAGAATGTGACGATTCCGATCAGGCCAGGTACGATCGTCAAGCTGGTGGGTGAGAACGGGGCCGGTAAGAGCACGGCCATCACCGCAGTGACGTCGGCCGTTACAAAAGAGAACGCGGGGCTTCGTCCACGTGACGGCCGGATGGCTGGTAAGATTCGCATGCCTGGCGTCACGGTGACGATCGGGGCGCGAATGACGCAAAAGAAGAGCGGCGACGTTGAGCCTGTTGCGTTCGCCATGGTCGAGGACGGTAGCGGGATTTCGAAGATTTTGAATCCCGGCATCAAAGATCCGGTCGCTGCTGACAAGCGTCGTCTGGAGGGTGTTCTGGAAGTGATCGGCGCTGAGTTGTCCGTATCGCAGATGCAGGGCTACCTGGGCACGATGTACGAAGAGTTCATCCGTGTTCGCGACGTCAAGGGCAAGGGTTTTGTGGACGCGGTCAAGGAAATGAAATTGTTCCTTGAGTCAAAGGCACGTGAGGCTGGTCTGCAGGTGACGCAGCACGACGGAGCGATCGCCGAGATCGGGGTGATTTCCGAGCCGACTGAACTGCCGGTTTCTGTTGAGGAACTTGGCGCACGGGTTGAGGAATTGGCGACGGCGTTGCGAGACGCGAAGCGAGATCGTGAGCGGGCCGATCAGGCGCTGGAGATTATCAATCAGCCAGCGACGGTAGACGTGACTGAGAAAGAAGCTGAGTTGGCGGCGTTGGAAGCGCAGGGCACTCAGATCGGCGCGAAGATGCGGCACATTCAGGAAGGGATTCAGGCGCTGCAGGAAAAGCTGGCGGAAACGGAAGCCGAGTTGAAGGACAACTGGCGGAAGATTGATCCGTTGAAGGAAGTGATTCGCGTTGCAAAGGACTCAGCCGAGCGGTCAGAGCGATTGCGTGGGCAGGTTGCGACAGCGCCAAGTGCTGAGGTAATTCTGGAGCAGGCGGCAACGTTGGATGAACTGCGTTCGCAGCACGCGGAAGCGATTGTCACGAAGAACAACAACGCAGGGATCGCTGAACGCAAGGCACGTCTGCGGCAAGTGATGGCGCAGCGTGAGGCAGCGGGTAAGCAGCAGGACGCGATGAAAACGTTGTCGCACGGGACGGCGAAAATTCTGGTTGATGCGTTGAGCGTTGTGCCAGGGTGGACTGTCAATGACGATCTGCGGTTGTGCGTTGACCACAGTCGGGGAGTGATTCCGTTTTCGGAGTTGTCACCAGGTGAAGGGACGGCAAAGGTCTGTTTGCTGGCGTGTCAGTTCGCGGAGTTCAGCGAGAACGAAGTGCCGATCGTTGGGTTGCCGCAGCATTGCTTCGAGGGGCTTGACGGGAAGAATCGTCAGTTGCTTCTGGACGCTGTTGCGGAGAACGGTTTGTGCGTGTTGACGGCTGAGTGCGATCGCAATGCTGAAACGGCCAGCGGGCTTCGAGTCGAGGTCATGGGATAGCGATAGTAACGGCTGTAAGAATTACCGGACCAGAAAGAGAACGATCGTCGTATGTGTAAGCAGCGGCGGTCGTTTTTTCGTTTGTCAATCGAAGGACTTTATCATGGATATGAAGTCACGAGTCATTCCGGAGGACACTGGTTTCAAGTTTGACGATTCACGACGTTTGTTTTCGACGGGCAGTGATTCGTCAGTTGATCGGTTCAACGAAGATGATGAGGACCGGAAATTTTATGAGCACAGTCAGGGCGGCGCTAACGTGGTTGGCGTGCTGATTGTGTCAATGATGGCGTTCGTTTTTGGTGCGTTGTGCGGGTTTGGTTTGGCAAAGTGGATACCGTAGCGAGGGAAGTGTGATGGCGACTGAGTTTGACGTGTGGCTGAATGACATTGTCGTGGACCACAAGATGCGGGCGGCACGTGGTGAGTGGGACGGAAAGCAGATCACCGAGTATTACACGGAATGCCGGAAGCTGCATCTGAAACAGGGGCTGTGCGTGATCATGACGCGGGACGTCGGGTATAGCCGGTCTGGTCGGTTTTCGAGTGCGTTGCTGGATCGTTGTTTCAATCTGAGTGTCGCGTCATTCAGTCCGATCAGCATGATGCCGGAGGCGCAGCGTCAGGATCTTGCGGTGCAGATTGTGCGGCGCATGTTCTGGCCGTCAGCAAAACAGGTCTGGGTTCAGAAGCCGAACGGGGTGAAGGGTTCGGCCGGAGATATCTGGAACTATCTGTTGTTCTGCGATTCCAGGTGGAATGCTCAGCAGATTGGCGCGTCGGAGCAGATGGAGTTGATGGAGCGCGGGCTTGTTCCGTTTGGGGTGATTCAGAATCAGGTATCACAAGCGACAGGAGTGAATTGATGTTGTGCGAGTTTCATGGACGGAATTTCAACGGTGAGCAGGTTGAGATAGAGAATCCGCCAGAAGTCATCAGAGCGTATCCGCAGGTCAAGATTGTTTGTTATGTTGATGGAAAGAAGAAAACGAAGTCTTACAAGTCACATGACTGTGCACTCGAATTGTATCGGGCTTATTGCGTTCTGCCGGATCGCATTGTGTATCTGGGCGAGGGGACGCGGATCATGTGCAGTGATTCTGAGGCGGCAAGCGATCCGGTCGTGCGTTATGCGTCATGGCGATTGTTTGAGGACGAAGAGATTTTTCACGACAGATTCGTGAAGTCGCGGCTATGTGGCGGGCACAACGAGCACGGGCAGGAGTTTCTGGACGCTGTTGACCAGATTTTTTTCCGGAATCAGATGCGGAAGATTATCGAGAGTTTGCTGGGCGAAGATGCGGATCTGGAAAATCGTGAGAAGAATCTTTGATCCGACTGCGTGACTTGTGCGTTCTGTTGATTGTGAGCCGCATATTTCGAGCGGCCGGTCAAGGAAAACGGGGGTTGCACCATGCGAATCAGGCACTTTTGTCAAGAGTTCAATTGCGAGTTCGATCTGGACACACCGCGTGAAGTTTCAGCGGGATTTGTGCAGCGAATTGTTGTAACACTCTATTTCCCTGATGCAGAAGATGAACGGTTCACGCTTCGAGTGAGTCTGCTGGGGCACGCAAAGACTTCGAGCGGAAAGATCGACAAGCGATCGCGACCGTTTGGGTCAATGGTTTCCAGTCGCGACGAAGATTTGAAACTGTTGATCGAGGCGATTGATGCCACGGTGACAGACGATCATGCGAGTGCTGCATCATTCCGCAAAGTCCGGGAGATCGCACAGTCTGATCTGACCGCGTTCGTTGCAAGAACAGGGGGCTGATCCATGAAGTTTTCGTTTCATTATCCGCATCGAAACAAACGGATCGAATTTTCGTGGCGTCCGCAATGGATTGTGCCAGCGCACTTCGGACGAAGGAAAGTGCTGGGCGTCTGG